GTAAGTGGTCTTGGATTATCATATTCTAACCTTAATACATTTAATATTAAAATTTCATTTCCATTTAACATGTTAATCCCTCCATTTTGTTTATTTCTAATTTTCTTTGTTATTTTATCTTCTAATTGATAAGTTTCATAAATTACTCCATCTTCATCAGCTAATGAATTAAAGTCAAATTCCGATTCTGTAAAATTAAAGCATTCACTTTTATTATCACATTCTTTGCATTCCATATGTACATATTTTAAATTGTCATATATATTTTTGATTCTATACTCTAAGTTGTCATTATAGCTACTCTTTTCTGCCCATGATTTACATACTAATATTATTTCTTCAACTGTTTTATTTCTTTGTCTTAGATTAATAACTATTTTTTGGAGATCTAAATATCTATCTCCTTCAATAGTTCCATTTTCTAATATTTTAGTTATACATTTTGGAATATTAGTATTATTAATCATATAGGTAATTTTCTTTTCACTAGGATTATTTATAACTGTATTTTTACAATTCTTTTCATATAAAAATTCTATATCATATGGTCTAATTTCATCTCTGTTATCCATTGCAACTATCTTTACTAATTTTGTTTTATCCTCATCTTTAATATTATATGAATATGGAATTCGCAAAATCTGTGTTTTCTTAATAGCAAATTTATCCGCTCCAAACTTCTCACATAATGCTTTTTGAACTTCATTAACCATATCAAGTTTATTTGTTTTATTAATACAAATATATACATGAAATCCATTACCTGAATCTATGAGACAATGAAAATGAATTTTATATTGCTTGAACAAGTTTAATATATCTAAATGGTCAAAATCTTCACCTAATTCCTTTTTATCAAAATCAAGTCCAATACAATATCGATAAAGCAAATTTTCAATTTTACCTTCACCACTATCATCAACTGTTGCTAGTTGAAAATATGTATTTTTATTGTATTTAGTACCACTTGTAACATAATTAACAACACTATCAATATCATTATAGAATTTTACTTTAGTTTCTGTTGCTGGAGTATTTCTAGTTTCATTATTTTGAAATATCCTTATATATTCTTCATCTTCATCAAAACCCCTATAAATTAATTTAAGGAATTTCTTTACTTTAATATCCTTATCCATTGTTTTTAGTTCTTCTTTACTATACATGTTTATTCCTACTTTCTTGATTTATTTTCCTACTTTTAATACATTGGAAAGGGTGTAGGAATTTACCCCTTATCAATAGGCTCATGACTTCCTATCTATCCAATTTGATTTATTTTTTAGTAATTCACCATATATAGATGAACTCCATTAAAAATAAATATAATAAAAAGACCTAGAATATTGCATCTAAGTCCTTTTAAAAGAATTGATTTAAAGTGTTTTTCTTACTTATAATTTATTATTCTACTGTTTTAGTTTCTTGAACTGTGGCAGTTTTATCATTTACAATTTCAGTATTAGTAACTTTCTTATATGTAAAATCATATCCCCCAGTGGCAGTAAAAGTAACTAATATACTGTTTAATATTACTAAAGGTAAATCTTTGAAATTAAAAGTAGATAATGTCAAACTAGATAATATTATTAATACAAAAGCAACTAAAGATGTATAATATTTAGTTGATATATTTTTAATATAAGGTAGTTCTTTTGTAAAATTAACAAATAAATTTGTAGCAAATACCACACCTGCAAATGTCGCAACGTATTCCCATGTTAAAAAACTGTCCATAATATATTCCTCCTTAAAATTTTGTTTTAATTTATTTAATTGTTTCCTGTATAATCTGCATTATTAAAAATGTTAGCTTCTTTAGTTCTTCTACGATATAAACCTTCTATTCTTTTACCTCCACCATTAGACCATGCTTTAAAATTAGAAGTAATAGTATCTGCATCTTTAATTCCATTACACACGTTTCTATATAATGTAGATTGATGTAAAAGAGCATCCGTTCCACAATTATATGCAAATGAACATAATGCATCAAATTCATTTTGAGTTAATGTTATGCCTTTAGAATCTAAATCATCTTTTATTACTTGAGCATAATTAGAGTTAATTAATTCTTTTAATAAATTACTAGCTTGTTCTTCTGTAATTTCATCGGGCAAATTAGCAATTTCTTTTCCGGTAAGTCCATATCCTTGGGTCAAAACACCAACGCAATCGTAGTATTTGTTCGGGAAAAATCCTTCAAAAGATTTCACGAATGAAATACAATCTTCTGAAACTAAAGAATCACTAACATTACTATCTTCAATAATATGTCCATTTTCATTAAATGTGTAAGACCTACTATCAATTATTGCAGTTCTATTAATATAACACTCTCCCATATAGCCATTGCTAGAAGATTCAAGATAAAACCATACAGATTTTAATTGAATCCATCCTGTTTTTAAATCTCCATTTTGTTCATCAAGATAGTACCATCTAGAGTCTTTATCTTGAAACCATCCAGTATCTAAAACACCAGTTGACTCATTTAAATGATACCATTTATCGTTATTAGTATCTTGATACCATCCTTTAATAACTTTTCCATCAATTTCAACGCACCATTTCCACTGGTTCATCGCTATTTCCTCCTTTTAATTTATTTTCTATATCATATTTTATGTATTCTTCTGGACTTAAATTTTCTACATATCTCCACACTAATTTAGTACCATCTTCAAGCTTTCCCGCACATTGTCTTTTACCTTTACAACAATCAACAATATGCCCTTTATTAACATTTGTTTGTTTGCTGGCTTTTCCAATACTATAATATACTTTCAAAGTATTTACACAAATAACTATTTTAGGTTTACTAGAACTATTGCCATTAGAAGCTTTTGATATTAATTTATTTATTTCATATTCATTCATTTTTAAATAATTATTATAATAACAAAAAACTAATTTTTCACCATTTTGAGAAGATACATAATTCAATGTTCCTATACAACATCTACAAATATTTGTTTGAATAATTTTTAATTTTCTTCCTGCATCACTTGCAGATATAAATAATTCTTTTGTATTTAAACAAATGACTTTTATAGAATTTACATTGCTTTCCCCTTTTTGATATTCACTAATTTTTCTTTTGGTTTCGTTTAAACGTTTAAAATTATTTCCTCCACTGTCCCTATTATAACCAAAATTTATATCAGTGGAGTTATAGAAACTAATCCAACATTGTTCTTTTATATTTAATTCATTTCTAGAAAAAGCAATATCAAAAACTTTATCTACATTAAATTTATTTAATCCATATCTTTTTATTGATTTTAATAGATGAATATTTATATACTCATTTTCATTTTTTCTACTTTCACGTCCATTATAATAGTTATAAACTCTTTCAATATCTATTCCTTTACTTTCATATCTCTTATCAAATCCATTTATAGTTTGTCCAATATAAACTTTTCCATTAACTAAATTTGTTATTTTATATACAACTCCATATACTTCTAAGTTTCCTATTTTCATAATTATCCACACTCCTTAATTATTTGTCATATTTTTTAAATTATTTAATTCATGAATTGATGATTGCAACTTCTCAGAATTAACAAAAGAATAAACTTTTCCATATTTTTCATCATCAAACTTCATGTAATTGAATCCTAAAAATACAAGTGCGTCAGCTAAACTTCTTTGATTTATCGCAAAATATTTGTTCGTAATTAACCATCCTTTCTAAATTTGGACATAGTAAAAGACCTAGATTTTCACCTAAGTCTTCATTCATTTATACATCGCTTCCTTTTTAATTTTTTACATAATAAAAAGGCTTGAAATTTTCATTCAAACCTTTAAAATTAGCTTTTCTTATTGATTTTTGAGTTAATAGATAAACTACGAATTAAGTCTTATCTTGAGTGAGTGACATAACATTTGTTACGGAAACTAAATCTTCAAACCTAGTCATAGAGCCATTCTTAAAAGTCAAAGTTAACTTAAAATGGTTATTTTAAATGCATAAACTCTTGATAAAAAGTCCAATTTATCAACTCACTATTTTAATTTTTGAGTATAAAATAAGAAGGTAAAAATTACTTCACCTTCTTATTAAGCTTGTACATCATTTATTCATATTACGAATTATATTGTTTCAATAAAACTAGTAATTCTTTCTCCTAAATGTGGATAACCAACTGAAGAATTAAGATGTAACTGGTCATAATTGTTAGGATATGTACCACCTTGGCTACCACTTGCATCATAAGCATTAGGAGATGCAGAAAATACATTCCAAGTAAATTTATTAATACCACTGTTTTCCCAAGCATTGTAACATGGTAGTGAGTTGAGATTTGCAATTTCCTCAATCTTTTTTGCAAGTGTTTTCATTGTTCTGCCTGTACCGGGTGCATATTCAGTATATCCGTCAGCGTCAATAAATTGATATTTACCTGCACAATGTGGTGTTACAATTGCAATTCTACATTTTAAGTTGTTTGCTGTTGTTAATAGGCTATAAATCTTATTAACAACATACTGCAATAATCCTGCTATCGTGTTGTTTGTAGGATAAATATCTCCAATAATACCATCTGCTGTTCCTCGGTTATTATATCCTCCATAAACTATTATTAAGTCTTTATTTGCTACATCACTACTCGTAAGAGGTGCTAAAGTACCGTTTGAATTTGTACCACCATCAACCATTTCTATTAATCCTAATCCACCCAGTGCGTGAGTTGTTACAGTCATTCCAAGTATGGTATTCAGTTTTTGTTGCCACACCCCTGCGGCTGTTAAACTATCACCTATACATAATGCGTTTTTGCCATACCATTTCCCTTTAAGTCCAATAATATCTGATTGCATTTTAATAATATTTTCATTGACTTCCGTTTCGATTTGAAATTTATAAACTATTTTTTCAGGGCATGACGTACCTTGCACTAATATTGCCTTATTTGTGTCAGCGGTTAAAAATGCCACACGCATATATGTAGCATTTGATGGTGACGTAACGTATGAATCTAATGTCGCACCACCAGAAATATAAGCAAAAGCCGAATCAAAAAAAGCATAAAATTTTGTTTTATATCCACAATATGATGTACTTGGGCTAATTATTCTCCAGCCACTTGCACAATAGTTTGCATCGTTTACTACTGCACCATTGACTGAATTGACTGATGTTCCTGCGACAAATTTAGTTGGGTCTAAAAGGTTGATAGCATTGAGTACGAAAAAAGATGTTTTTACTGGTGTTACTGCTCCATCTGCTAAACTTGTACTTTGGTAAGTATTGCCTCTATTCCATGCACTTAAACTCCAATAATACCAACCATAATCTGCATTAACACCTGATGTTGTAATTGTAAATGTAGCCGTTGAAGTTGTAGTACCACCACTAAAAATAGGTGATGTATTTGTTCCGCTAGTTACCTTTGTAAATGTAATATTTGAACCACTTCCACCTGTTGTCCATCCACTAAAAGTAGTTCCTCTTATAGCTGTAGCTACTAAATCTGTTGTTGTCATTGCTAAAGTTAATGCTACTGTAAAAGCAACTCCATTAAGAGTAATAGTGATATTTCCTGCCACAGTTGGAATAGCAGTAACTGTTAATGTATCAACTTCTTTTATATCTCCATTTACTATATAAGTATTTGCATTTCCAGTTGGATAAGCAGTTTGTAATGCAGATAATGTTGCATATACACCTTTTGGAGATCCACTTGATAAACTTGCTATTTGTGATGTATGTGTTGCTATAGAATTTGTATTATTTGTTACATTAGCATTAGTAGAATCCAATGATGTTTTATCTGCTTTTAATGCAAGTGCATTATTTACATCTATTGTTTTTGCCTTTTCGGTTATATATGTTTGGTTCGGAATACCTGATAATTGTGTACGGTCATTTTTTATAGCAGTAGCTAAGTCTGGTTCTGTTATTCCGTTAGTAGTTAAAACTCCAATTTTATTAAAATTCAAATTAATTGCATCTTGAGTTTTAGTTGCGTTTGAATCAATTTTTTCGACATCACTTTGTTTAAATATATCACCTGCTTTAAGTCCTAATTGGTCTAAAATTATATCTGCCATTTTAAACTCATTCCTTTCTTTATTGTATTTTTTTTACATAATAAAAGACCTAGAGAATAAATCTAACTCTAAGTCTTTTTATTAATTCATTATTAAATTTACTTAATCTAAGCTAACATCATAAGTTAATTAACATTGATTTAATACTCTTATATCTTTTGTGTATCTGTATTCAATAAATGATAATTTAAACATCACTTATCTTAAACATCTTGAGTTCATAGATAATTTTATTTGTCTTAATTTATTTTTATTATCTTATCTTTGTATTAATAATGGAGTTAAATATTTATACAACTAAAAAACTAACTCTTAACTAGTGATATACTAATTATAAATTTAACTTTATTTTAATATAAGATATCTTTCTGAGATTACTCCTATTTTATTTGATGATGTCACATACCATACTTCCCCGTTATTATCTACAGTTATATCCTGTATATTATCAGGCACAGTATATGACCATAACTCTGTAAGATCACTAACATTCATTTTTATTATTTGATTACCCGTCATTGTGAATTCTCCGGGTCTCTTAATTAAATAAAGATATTTTCCATCTTTAGCACAAGCACCTATATATATATTAAATCCATCATACGCATGATAAGTATAGGAATCAGTAGGCAGAGCTGTGAAATCATTTTGTGATTTACCAATGCCTGCTGGGTCTGTACCATAATCGTAAGTACCATTTGTAGCCTCATACAAATAATTATTAACATAGACTAAACTAGCATTGTCAATAGGAGCAGATGATGTACTAGTTGAAATTATTATATTACCAGAAGAACCAATCTTACGTGTGAAATAATAGAATGAATTTCCGTATTTATCCTGTGGCATACTAGCCATATAATATACATTTCCGAACTCATCTGTAGTGATTCCACTAGAACTAACATTAGCATATGTCATAGATATATCCCATACCACTGAGCCATTAGTATTTAATTTAACAATTCTGCATGGATTTGTATAGTTATATACTGCTAATATAATATTACCAAAAACATCTGTTTTCATTCTATCTATAGATTCACAAGTTGGAGGTGTGTATGTCCATAACTGAGAACCATTAGCATCATACTTTGTTACTGTATTAGTAATTGATATAATAACATTATTAGAATTATCGGTACATAAATTCTTGTAATAGTTGTTTGATATATCTTTTTTCCATATCTGATTACCAATAAAATCATACTTAATCAATCCGGAAGTATTGAATATATAACAATTGTTTAAACCATCTGTTTGAGTACGAATAATCCCTGTACCAGTGGTAATATTAATAGTGAACTTTTCTATAATTTGTCTTTCAATATTATTAGATAATATATAATCTGAGACACCATATCCTCCTAGACTTTTGGGAGTAACACCTTGAACATATCCATTTCCCCCATGAAATCCCATAGGAATAGATATATTTTGACTTGTAGGTGTTATAATCATATCTCCCTTATTTGGCATTGTACCAACAATTTGTCCATTTTTAGTTGTTGCAGTTGCATTTAATAACAATTGATTTGGTGTTGCGTTCCCATCACCTCCTTTACCCTGTAATATAAAAGAATTACTTATAATTTCATATCTTAAATTTACTATTAAATTAGCACGGACATTTGTAACTGAACTTCCAAAATAATCTACTATACTTCTAGAAACTAAATTATTAACTTTTAACGCAATACTGCCTGTACTAGCCACATTAAATTTAACCGTTATTGGATATCCATCTGTTAATGATATTAAATTAGGAACAGTTATTGAATAAACATTACCCACATTTGTTGTTGTATAAATTGAGCCTAATTCACTTAATGCGCCTTCTACATTTGTACTTATAAAATAATTAGCACTATCAGTTATTAACACATCACTTGCATTAATTGTTGGAATTATCCAATCATTCCCATTATATCTTTTTAATTTATTAACAGTAGTATCCCACCACACAATATGTATATCTGTTGGTTGTGCCCCACTAACAATAAATTTATCAACACATGCCCATTTTGTATTATCAGTTGGTGATATTCCTATTGTTGCATTTTGTTTCGCATAATACATTATCTGATTTAAACTACAAGCATCTCCTATTGCATAAGTTGTAGTTGATGAATATTCACCTTTATAATTTATATTCAAACTTGGGTCTCCTTTATCTCCCTTGATGGTATATCTTGTCCAATATGTATCACTAGACACATTTTCATTTGGTTCATGATTTAAATTGCTTCCATCAAATGTACTCATGAACCCATATCCATTATGTTTTACTAAATTACCTAAAACAAAAGTTGTAGTTGCATTCCAATCGCCTCTATCTTTGTATTGTTTAAGTAAATTTTCAAACTCTTGTTTTTTTTGTTCATAAAAAACTACAACACCATCTCTCATATATATTTGCATTCCTCGTATACATGCACATAATTTATTCCATGTATCACTCGTTGGTAGATATTCTTGTAAATTTACTGCCAATTGTGTCATTTCAGTTTTTTCAGCATCCGTTGTATAAGTTTTATTCTTTAATGTATAATATCTCTCAATCATATCAGAATGTGATTTATCAACATCTTGAAATACTATAAAAGTATCAGGGTTTAAATCATTATCTGTTGTAAAAGTTGACCATCTTGGCACTAAATCGTCAGTCATATAAGTTGCCATACTTTTTCCTCCTTATTTTTTCAATAAAATAAGCCAAGAGAAATTCTCCTAGCCTATTTTTATATTGCTATTTAGCCATTGATTTATATTTGATAAACTCCAATTTGGATTTCCATTTGTATATACTGATTCTGAATTGTCAAATTCCTTTTCAGTTATGACATCTGATAGCAAATAAACTGATGTATCATCTTTCTTACAAATAGTAAACTTAATTATTTTGTTTTTATATTTAACTGAATTTGTTTTTATTTTATCTCCTACTTTTAAATTACTAATATTTTGTATACTAAATAATTTTAATATTTTAAAAGTTAAATTGTAACAATCATCTTCAACATCTTTATAAGTTGATACTTTTGTTATATTTGAAATTTTAATTATAAATCTTATTCCTAATTTACTACTAGGATAATCACTACCAATAGTCCCATCAGCTTTTACTACTTTTAATTTATTATTATTCATACTATCAATCGTTCTTGTAAAATAATCTACATCAGAATTAATATCTATAGAACTTGCACTATTTCCTAAAACCATTGCTCCTACTATTGCTTCTCCCAGCTTTGCATTATTATCTAATTGTAATAATTCGTCAAGTGTTGGAATGTAAGCTTTAATTACATTCCCATCAATATTATTATTAAGTAGTGAATTTTTTAAATTGTCATTTATACCACTTAAAAATCCATTTTCACTAGCGTAATCTGGCATAGTATCATCATTATATGTTTTAGAAAACCAAGTAGTTCTTCCTTCTGTAACTCTTTTTACATCAAAATTCATTAATCCTAAATTTGTATCATTTTGAATAAAGAAATATAGTTGGTCTGTAAGTAATATATCTCCTAAAACAAATGAGTGTAATTCATATAGTTTTACTCCAGCAACTATTTTTGTTAATGAAAACATATTTTCAAACCTAGTTAATTGAATATATGTACCATCGTCTAAACTAAATTTGACTAACATTACATCATTGTCTTCCAAGTCTCTTGCCCATATTTTAGCAGTCCAATCACCTTCTATACGAAATGCTCCATCTTTATCCCATATTACTACCGTATTATGCAAATCTGCCCACTCATCATCAATATAATTTATATTATCGCCACTATAAATCCTTCCTCGTATCTGCCTTACATAACTCGTTATTTTTACACTACCAGTGGTTGGACTATTTTCTAGTTTTATAACTGCTGGTAATTTCGATTGTAAAAATACACAATAAAAATCTTGTGAAATACTAGTTTCCATTCCACTTGCAGTTCTAACCTTTAATTCTATTGTATAATTTGTTTTATTATCTAAATTTGAAAATTGATATTGTCTTAATTTATCTAATAGAACACCACTAGATAAAATTAAAGCACCATCTTTATACAAATTATAGACATAACTATACAATTCATCATTGTCACTTTGATTGTAAGTTGCCATCATTACAGGGTTTGGACTCTTTATCATTCCATCAATTATTGTTGTTATTATTAAATTTGGTGGAGTTAAACATTTTACCAGTACAGTATCAGACCATGCCGAATATTGTCCACTTGAGTTATATGTTCGAATTTTTATTTGATATGTTTTTCCATTAATTAATGTATTTAATGGAATAGTATTATAAAAATCAAATAATTCAGGTAACTTTTTATTATAAACAATTACCGATGAATCAGAATTATCTACTATACTAATTTCATTTGTGTAAACAAGTTCACCACCTGTTACTGTGAAATTTATTTTATTATCTACTAAAGCATTTATAGGACTTAAAGAAAGGGAGTTAATAGGTGTTGTTATAACTGGTCTAGTTAGATTTGCAGACGTACCAGTTGATGTATCTACTATTTTATTAAAAGTCCAATTTCTAATTACAATGTTATCACATGTATCCGTAACTCTTATTTTTACATTATGTTGACCAGCTAATAGGTTGTTCCACGGAGTTCCTGATAAACTATATGTAAATTTAGTTTTACTTGTTTGATTTTCTAGAGTTTTAGTCACTGTTCCATCTAAAATTTCTTCTATTTTAAATAAATCATTTTCAGGGTCTACTATAGAATATTCTTGTATAATACTTGATGTAAAATTACCTAAAAACCTATCACTATCACTAATAACTGGTGGTAGATTATATTTTTCTAATACAATTCTGTAATTCGAATTATCTGTTATTGATATATTATTAGATGTTCCAATTGCATTCCCACCTCTTACAATTACACTACTTCCACTGATATTTTTAGTTAATGAAGGGGAGTTCCACCAATGTAATAAGTTGTTTGTATCAGAACTAGTAATAGTTATAGAATTATAATTTCCACTTAAATCATCTGCATTCGGTGTTAATAATGAATTTAAATTTATTTGATTTAATACAAAATTATCCCATTCTTGACTAGTAATTAATCTAATCTTATACTGTGAATCTCCAATTGCAATCAATGAATTTCCACTAACGAACCCTTGGATATTTAATTGATTATAACTTATACCACTCAATAAATTTTTAGTGGATAATAAATATTCATGTGCTCCACTTTTTATAACTAACCATTCTATATCCGTTCCACTTGATCTTAATTCTAAAACAGCATTGCTTGTATATGTTGCAGGTGCAGATGAGAACTGTATTTGTTGACCATTTTGATACAAACTTCCTTGTACTATTTTTTGAACAGCCATAAAATATCACCCTCCTTTCTTTTATATTTTTAATTTAGTTCAAATTATAAGATTTTATATTCATAGATTAACTTGCACTAACATCATAGGTTAGTCCATATTGCTTTAATACTTCCATATCTTTTGCGTTATTAACCTCATTGAAAGCTAAACTATAGTCATATATACCAAATGCAACTTCTTCATCAAAAGCTGGATTCTTTTTAGGGTCAGTTAAGACACCCAAAATATACATAGAATGATTTCTAATTAGCATAGGCTTACCACCATGTATAAAATCTTCAAATGCTTCTCTATATGCTTTTTCAGCTTTCATGTCCACTTTCCCACCATTGGCTTCTGTTGTTGGAGATATTAATTTAACTGCTATATTTCCGCTATAATACTTGCTTTCTCCACATAATAAAGCAGGATATTGAGAAGATAATGTCTTTTGGATTGTTTGGTCAAAATTTAAACTAATATCTGTAGTATGTAAATCAAAACGCAATGGATAATTGCATAATTCTCCTTTTGAATTTAAGCCAGTTAAAAACAAAGATTGATAATCAGTTGTTATTTGTTCAGTAACTCCTACCCCCTCAAAATTTTGAATTACTGGTACAAGAGAATATTCATAATCTGTAGTATTCTCCACAAAAAAATCTTGGGTATCATAATTTTCTATATCATCACTAAAAGGGACATCTATCATTGTTTGCCAAGATAACTCCCCAATTTTTCTTCTCTTGAATCTTATTTTTTGAATTTTAATTCCACCAGCTATTATGTTACCTGCTTCAAGTGAATTTTGAAATTTAGATAAAAAGGTAGTATCTAACGTCCAAGATTCTTTTTTGATGGAATTCGTAGAATCTAAGGTTTCATCTATTTTTATCTCATCAAAAACACCATTACTAGCCATCAGGTATGAAACTTTTCGAGATACATGACAAGCTTCAACGAATGGACTACCGTTAAAACCAAAACGAGTTATAAAAGCCATATATTTATTCACCTACCTTCCTTTTAAAATCTATGATTTATTTTGTTTTAATTTAATATTATATACATGATAAAAGACTTGGATTTACCCAAGCCTCAGTTTAATATACTATTTATATTTATTTATAAAACTAATTATATAATAATGAACAACTTACAGTAGATAAATCTGAAGCTTTAAGCCCAAATGTTATACTATTTATTAGATATCTTCCATTAATAGTAATACTATCGTCTGAATACACAACTTTAATAACTCTATTAGGAACTAATCTAAAATCTGGTATCATTTGCATTTCAAGTGTATCAGCATAATTTGAATATTTGTCTAACCAATATTCAGCTTCTGACAAACATGATTCATTAGTTAACTGTTTATCATCTGAAATAACTTTTTTTTTATCACCTATATTTATTATACTTAAAGGATGATTTATATTTTCTTGCTTTACCTCACCTCTATATTGTATTCCCACATTGTTATTAGTCGTATCACTCTCTGTACAACCAAGTACGACAATATGATTTCTTACATTTGTATATTCTTTTTTGATAGAATAACTTACAATATTAGGGCTATTATCATACTCTTGAATTATTGCATCAGTATTATGATTTTTTATTCTTTGATATATAAGAATTCCATCAGGATTAAAAAATAATTCATAACCTTTATATAAATCCATTAATGATTTTAATAAGTCAGTTATCTTATTTCCTGATTCACAAGTAACTTCAGATAATATTTGATATGGATTAGATTCAAACATTACTCTACTTGAATCTAAGCCCATTAAATTTGCATTAGTAGCTACATCATATATTGTTTGAGATAAGTTTGAACTTGAATCTTTACTAGTTTTTATTGTAATTTTCTTTTCAATTTCTCCATTGAAATCTCCATTATAATTTGACATTAAATCATTTAGGCTTATCGTTATTTTATTATTACCGTCTATTCCTCTAATAATGTTTGGAGAATTGATTAAACATACACCTATATTATATTCTGCAAATACTCCACTAGCCTTATCCGTAATTATCATAAATATACGTATCAAGTGTTTTAAGTCCAATTTAAAATAATCTGTTGCCAAATCAGATGTTAGAATAAACTCCATACTTCCAGTAATTCTAGCAAAATTACTATTATCATTATCATCTGTACTTGAATGATTATTATTCAATGTTATACTTCCTGTTGTAATTTCTCCTTGTAATGTATCTACTATGTTATAATTTATATCTAGTAATTCAACTCTACATGAGAGATTGCGAATTCTTGATAGCCCACATAGTTGTTGATTATTAGTTTCCATTATAAGCATCTCCTTTTCAATTTTATTTTAATTTATTATTTCCAATTCTTCGGTTTTTTATCTATTATCCAAGGTCTACTAATATCTCCATTGTATAGCATTATTACTACTAAATCTTTTACAGATAAAGTTAAACCTTGCCTTGCTTCTATTGTATATTCTTCTTCATCTATGACTACTGTATATAAATCATTTCCTAATACTGTTTTTATATATCCTTGTCTATTCATACTTTGAATTGAGTTTCTATTTACTTCATTTTTTGAATGAGTTTGCATTGCATTTATAAGAATTTCAGCACCTTCATTTAAATTAATATTCATTAATTATCACCTCACATATAAAAAGGAGTTAGGACAAATAAACATCCTAACTCAAATTTGTTTTATTTTTAACTATTGTTAACAATTGATTTAATAAATTTTGTGCGTCCTTTGTATTTACATCAAGTTGATTTATATTTACATTAGTTGTATTAGATGTTGTAGATTTATTACTATTATTAGTTGTGGAAGCGTTATTTGTGTTATTAATATTACTAGTAGAACTACTATAATTATTTAACTTACTCAATAAACTATCTCCTATTCCACTTCCAATTTGACTTGCATATTTTTCAAAAGCTTCGGCAGAATATGATGACAATACATTAGCTTGATAATCACTTACGGATTTTTTATAGGATGTATTCGCACTTTGTACATCTGATATATCAATACTAGAAGAAATAGTATCGTCTGGGTGCATTTTATTATATGCCTTAGCATATTTTTCATAAGCCTTTGCTATAACTTCTAATCCTTGTAATACATTGTCTACAGATGCTTGTACATTCACTACAATATTATTAAATCTAAAGTCATTAACTGTTTGTACTAATTCTAGGAATTTATTATAATAAATAGTATATTCTTTTGCAAAGTTTTGTAAGCTAGTCATCTCATTTTGTTGTGCTTGAGTTTGCTTGTCAATTACCTTTGAATAATGAGAGTCTATTTCTGTTTCAATTGCTAGATTAATAGCTTTTAAATTATTCAAAGTAGTTGTTAAACCTTCATTATCTATATCTACTTGCTTTTGAACTTGAACTTTCTTATTATTAATATCAGCTTCGGTTATATTAATGCTTTTCTTTGATAATAATTCGTCATAAGTTTTATTCAATATAGTAACTGAATTGTTAGCCTTATCTGCTTTGTCACTAATAGAATTTAAATGAGAATCTATATCACTTTCATCTACACTTGCTTTTAAATTCATTTTATCTTTATTTTTTGTTAAATATCCTGATACATCCCCACTATTAATAGCATCATTTGCTTCCGAAGTTGTAAAATTAGCTCTTAATGTAGTTAAGTCTTCTAATGCTTTTTTAGTTCTAGTTAGTGTAGCTGAAATTGAATCTGAAATAGCATTCCAATCATTGTTATGCTCTTCTTCTAATTTCTTTAATGTATCTTTTGCCATTTTTTCAATATCTGAATAATGATTCTCGAGACGTTTCGTGTCTCTCTCTTGTGATTCTTTCAAATAAGAGGAATACTCATCTAAATATGCTTTCTTCTTTGTATATGCTTCATCTTCTGCTTTTTTATCAGCTTCAATAACACTTTTTTTATCTTCTATTTCTTTTTTAGCATCATCTAGTGAATTTTTTCTATTTGTATCATCAAGAGTTTTTTGTGCTTCTGTAACTTCTTTTTGTTTTTCTGCAATCTTTTGAGTATCTGCAACATACTCAAATTGCCATGTTCCATCTGCTTGCTTTTGATATACTTGATTAGTTAATTGACTTTTAACATTATTTAACTCTTTTTGTTTTTCTGTTAAATCATTTTTCTCTTTTTCTAATTCATTAGCTCTATCTATCTTGTCATTATCTTCATCTAATTTCTTAGATTTTTTATCTAAAGCATCTAATTCATCCTCATAGTCATCCATTATCTCATTATGTGCATCTTCTTGTGCTTTCTTAATAGATTCTATTTTATCTGTTTGTGCTTTTTGATTAGCTTCTAAAGTTTCTGTTTCAATCTTTTGTTGATCTTCATACATTTTCTTTAGTTCATCAATATCAGTTTTTTCAATTTCTGATTGTAATTTTGCTACTTCTAAACTTTCTTGTCGTAATTCCTTCGATGCAGATAAAGTTGCAGATTCAAGTTCCTTTTGTGCATCTGCCGTTGTTACCGTTGTATTTTTTAAAGAGTCTAACTGTTCTTGTGCTTTTTCAACTATTTGCTTTTGTTCACCTATTTTATCATTTACAAGTGAAACTTTTTGAGTAAAATTAGAATCATCTATATCACCTAATCCAGTTATCTTTGCATCTATTTCTTCAATATTATTCGATATAGTATCTTTTGCTTGTTTATAAGCATCTGTGATATTAGATAACATTTTCTTTTCTGAATCTTCAAGTTCTTTTTCTGCCTTTTTTTTCTCGCTAGAATCCCCACCAGAAGGCATATAATCTCCATTAGATGGTGTTTGTACACCACCTCCACTAGGAGCAGAATATGCAACACTTCCTATCCCAGCATATAAATCATCTGCTTCTTTTTTCGCTTTCTCATACGCATGTAATTGGTCAGTTTCTTCTTTTAGTTTATCAAATTCTGGTGAACCAGCTTCTAGACTTTGTGCTTTACCTATACTCATCGTTGAATAATCAGATGCCCCAGCCATTCTTGCTTGAATAACAGATTGTATCGCTTTTATCTCAGCTTTATACATTTCAATTCTATTTGTTATTTCATTATATGTAACTTGAGAATTCCCTACTTGCCATTGAGAATTTACCTTAGAATCTGTTATACGAATAGCTGATAAATTATCAACTGTAAGTCCTTCTGATATTAATTTCTGAATATTTGCTTCTATTAATGGTGAATTTGAAATTAATACTTTTCCATTTTCATCAATAGAGACATTCAATCCACTCATTTTACCTTGTAATTGTTCTACTGTACCCTGTAGTTTAGTTTTTTGTTCCGCCGACAAATTTTCTTGTGCAGATAAGTTTTGATATTCTGTATACAAATTTTTAACTGTTGAAATATAATTATTATATTCAGCTTGTACTTTGTCTAAATTTTCTCTATGTTCTAATTGTGATTTTGTTTGTTCTTTAATACTATTTATTATTTTAGTATTATATATTTTATCTTGTGCGTCAGTAAATTCTTTTATTTTCCCAGTAGTTTCTTCAACTGTATAACCAGCATCGGTAAGTACTTTTATTTGTTCTTTAATTTTTTGATTAAACCCTTCTATTACAGATGTTTGGTTTGTACCGCTTGCAGTAGGATTTAATGATTTAGAATCAGTATCTTGTGCTTTCTTTCTTAACTCAATATATTGTTGTAACTTTTCTTGTGCTGATTTCATTTTGTTAGCTTCTTCTTGTGCCTTAGTAGTGTCTCCACCCTTTAGAGAATTATTAACGCCATCGAGTGCTGATTTAAGAGACTTAGATTGTTCTGTTAACTCAGCTTGATGTTGTTGATACGAAACAAATCCATAAATTGCAACTCCTATAACAGCAGTGATTGAAGTTATAGCTAAACCAATTGGCGTAGCTATAAAACCCATAGCGGATGCAGTAGCTCCTTTAATACTAGTTCCTAATACACCAAATGCAGTTGCTACACCGGTAGCCCCATTCTCTAAAGATACCATTCCCGAAGCTAATCCAATAAATTTAGTTAATCCAGTTACTATTCCACCTTCTGTAGTTAATAGCATCAATTCTTTGTTAATTTTAACTAATTTTGACAATGCTAAACTTAATGTTCCAATTGTTGCTATATATGTTATTGATTTTCCATCTAGATTTGATAGTGCAGTTATTAAATTAGTAGCTTCTGAAACTAGCCATTTTAAAGAATCCGAAGACATTATTTTTTCATACAATCCTTCAAATGCTCTTTTTAGATCAGATATTCTTGCTTCTAAAGATTGAGAATAAACATCATACATTTGTTTAGCTGAACCAGTAGCTTTTGTTAAATCATCTTGATGTTTTTTAACTTGGTCGAAATTCTCGACTAAACTAAGTATCGTCTCTTTCTGTCTAGAACCACCGAGCGTGTTTATTCCAGCTAAGAAATCAACTTGACTCATTGTTCCTTTTTTATATTTATTCACAAATTCATTTAAAACCTCATCGAAATCCTTAAACTCACCCTTAGATGAACGAATTGCAATACCGACGTTATTCATTGCCTTCTCAACGTCATTTATGTTTTTACCATCCTCATCAATATTCCCTAACTTTATGTTATAATCCTTTTTACCCTAGTTTTCACTATACTTTAACACTTATTAAAAAGTGGGAGTAGACTATCTCTTCACCTCACATGAGGGCTAGGCACTACGGAATAAGGAATTTCACCTCAAACCTCTTAGGATTATTAATCCAATTTAGTCGTTACACCTTTCTAATTACTTAGACTTGGCACGATATTATCATATTATTTATTTTATTAAATAACTTAGACTTTCATCGTTAGCACTATATTTAATAGCACACCCTATATTTACAGGTTCACCTAGTTTTTATCTATACATTACTGTATAGGCAGACTATTTTTATCATTAATCTGCTATAAATACTCTTAAATGCTTCTCCAATAGTCTCTGCCGATCTACGAGTCTTCTCACTTACTGTAGTTACATAGCTTGAAAGCGTATCAAAGCTTGTTCCGGCTTGTTGGGCACTAAAACTAGTTCTCATAATTGCTGAAGAAATTTCAGCGAAACTTGTAGCACTAGAATTATCTAATTTAGAAATAACATCAATTACATGTTGCATTTGGTCGCCAGTCATATTGAAAGAATTCTTAATTGCAATTAATTGTTCTGTTGTTGCCTGTGTAGTTTGACCTGAAATCTTACTAGCCATCGAACTTGCTTCCAGCATTTTATTGGTAGTGTTATTGTCAAAACCTGCCCTTAAAAGTTCTTCTGACCCTGCTAACATTTCTTGATTAGTTATATGTAATTGAGCACCTAATTCCTTAAATTGATTAGTTAATCCAATAACTTCTTCCTTACTCTTCGAGGTGATCATTTCAATATTTGTCACATTTTTATCTAAAGATTGAGTATATTCACTAGCATCTTTAAACTGCTGACTAATCTCTTGAACTACCTGTTGAACACCATAAAAAATACCAACTTTACCTAAAAAATTAGAGATTCCACTAAAGAATGAACCATTGTTAGTTTCTTTCAAAGAATTAACTAATTGTTGAGTTTCGTTAGTGGTTACTTTCATATTAGTATTAACTTGATTCAAGCTATTTTTAAGACCATTGAATCCCATACTATCTACTTTAGTTAAATCTTCTTTTAATTTATTAATTTCAGATTGTGTAGATTCTACGAAGCCTTGTGGCAACTTATTTCCGAAACTCTGCTTCATTTTATCCAATTTAATTTGTGCATCATCTAATTGTTTAGACATAGTAACAATAGACGATTCTTTCATCATTGATGTATTCATAATAGAATTAATTGCATTACGTACATCTTGAAGTGATTTAGAATTCTTAACCATTTGTTCAAGTTTAGATATATCTGATTCATTTACTATTCCGTTTGATTTTAATGCGTCTATATGTTGGTATGCTTCTGCTTGTTTTTGTAACAGAGTCTGTTCTTGTTCTAATTGCTTTAAATTAGCTGAATCATCTTTTACTTGTCTCTTTTGTTCATTTTCAACTAATTTATTGCTTAAATCTATTTCTTTCTGAATTTGAGATATCCTATCTGATTCTAATTTTTCTCTTTGTTTTATATTATCTTGTTCTGCTTTTTGAGAACTTATAGTTTCAGTGCTAAACTTAGAAACAGTTCCACTCAACTCATCAAATTGTTGTTTTAAGCCGTTTAAATTTATACCATCGAAGTTTTTCAATCCATTTTGAGCATTATTTATCTCATTAATTATTTGTTCAAATGATTGTGTATTTAAAACATTTGAATATTTCTCATCGGTTAAATTAGTCATATTAGACTTCAGAGAATTTAATTTATTTGAATATTCAATAACTTTTGATTCAGTTGCTAACAATTCTTTAACTTGATTTAAATAACCTTTTAATTCATTATCTGAACCTATACTATTTGGATTACTTAGCATAGTTTTTAAGTAAGCAATCTTATTAATATCAGAAAATCCATTAGATTCTAAGGCATTTAATTGCTTTTGTGCTTTTGTTATATCTTCTATTGATTGTCTTATTTTATTATAATCTGTTGTAGTTGTAGGTTTTATTTTAGAAGTGTTATTATCATCTTTATCTAATAATTGTAATTCTCTTTTAACTACACCAATACCTTCAGCAGTTTGTTTTAATTGTTTGGTTATTCCATCACCTATATCAACTCTTGATGTCTTTAATACTTGGTCATTCATACTAACCATTGCAGAGGTAACTTGATTAATAATCTCATTCACGTTACCTAATGAAACATTACTACCCAAACTATTTTTAAAATTATTTGCTAAAGTAGTTAAAGTTTCTAATTGTTTAGCTACATCTGAATTTGCAATATTTATATCTAAATTAATTTTTTCTTTTTGTAAAGTATTTATTAAAGTTTGTAATCTTCCACTAACATCTTTTTCACTTTCTAACTGAACGCCAAGACGTATCGAACTTTTATATTCACCAGCCATATCTTATTATTCTCTCCTTTCATATTTACACATAAAAAAGAGAGCAATAAATAAAATCACTCTCCATTATTTTTTCTTTTTATTATATTGTCTTTTGGGTTTTACTTCTCTTTCAATGCTTTTTATCATATTTTCTTGAAATTCTTTCGCAATGTGTTCATCACCATTTTGTAATTTAATTAGTTTCTCTTTATCCAATCCAAACTTAGCTAAAGTTTTATTAATATTATTATCAGCCTTTACCGATTCAACTAGTTCATTTAATTTATTCTGTAAAATATCTAATTTTCTAATACTTTGAATTCTAACATCATTTCCTATTTCTAACATTATATCTAATAATGAATTAACTGCTTTTTTAAAATCACCATCGGCAAAGTTTAACATTTCTTCTAATCTAATATCATCAATATTATTCCAATATTCTTCATTTTCTAAATTTGTACAGTTAATAATTAAAAAACGCATAATTTTAATTGTATTTATTACTTCTATATCAGATTGTTTATTATCTAATTGAATTTCTTTTGAATTATCAGCAATCAGTTTTGTTAATTCTATCAGTATTTTATTGTTATGTTGTGGGTTATAAACTTCTAATTCTCCAAACTTATCTTTTAATTTGTTTTTTATGTATTTTTCTTTTAATTTAATTCCCATTACATTATCTCCTTCATTATACAAAAAAAGAACAACAATATAGTGAGATGTTGTTCTTTTTTGCTTTATTAATTTAATTTTATGTCTTTTTGTTTTGATATTATAGTTATTTTGCTTTGAAAATCATTTCTTAATTGAGTTAAATCTTTATTATCGATCAAATAATCATCTTTAATATTATTTGCATTGTTATTTGTAAAATCTCTATTAATATTTTCTTTACGAATACTATCTTTATCATATAAGTCTATTAGTTTTTTATAATCATCTTTAAATTCTTGTGGTGGATTTAATTTTTTCAATTCATTAATATAACCATTATACTCTTCAGTTTCTTTTTCTATATTAACTTTATTATCATCAGAAAGCTTCGCATGACCTTCATATTTGGTAAATACGGTTACATAATTTTTTATCGCCTTAACATACATTAAATATGCTTCTTCATTCTTTGAAATATTTTTATCTATTTCAAAATAACTATTGCAAAATGATTTGTAATCTTTTACACTATTAACACTTTTAATATATAATCCACCAAATCCAATACTTATACATATCATTATACTAAGTATGGTTAAAATAATTTTCTTCTTATAAAGATATAATTTTTCTTTCATGTTACAATCACCCCTTTATAAGAAGATTATAACATGATTTAGTTAATTATTCCAATTATTTTATATAGCTTTTAATTCTTTTAGCTTATTAGTTATATCATATGTTATATAGTCTTCTTCTGTTAAATCTTGAATATATTTAAACATAAAGCCTTTTATCTCTTTTTGTTTATTATTACAAATATTATATATTGATGAATATGATATTTTAATCCCAAATAATTGTAAACTATTCTTAGCACATTGTGTTACATTATATGTTATAATTCTATTATTTAAACATATAACATGTTTTGTCTTTAAAATAGACTTATTTTGTTCTATAATTATATGTTCCTTGTCTGTTATATTTGCATATTCAAATTTATATCCTTTATAATGTATTGCTTTGCCATTACAAACTCTAATAATTCCTCCACCTTTTAATTTAACACCAAATAATTTTTCTGACTTTCTAGCTAAATCTGAACATGAAATAAATTTCCCTAAATAAACTCCGTCTTTAAATATTTTTACTTCTTTACTTTTATCTAATCTATATTTTTCTATACTCTTTCTTTGCTCTTCTTTAGCATCATAATCACACCAATATAATTCTCTGCCTTTTTTGAGATAGGTTCTTATTGTTCCTTGAGATAATTTCATTATTTTTGCAATTTTAAAAGCAGTTATATTAGAATTGTTTCTTTTGTATTCACAAACCACTTTGACTAAGTTAGATAAAGCAAAATCTTCACACTTTTGCCAATCTATTTTGCGTAAATCAAATAAATTATTTATATTATTGTTACTCAATACGTTTTGTTTAATAAAATTTAAATCGCTTATCGTACAATCAATTCTAATAACTTCAATACCATGTAATCTAGCTTGTTCATCTTTATAATCATCTATAGCTTTGGATTTATATTTGGTTTGTCCACTCATTTTATTGTCTTTAGAATGCCACTTGCCATCCATTTCAAGTATATATTGTTTTTTTTGATAAATAAAATAATTATCATATCTTTTTAATCCTATCCATTCAGGCGAATATTCATGTTCTAAATAATCAAACTTATATATTTGATTTAATTGTTCTAGTAAAGAATATGCGATTTTGTTTGGGTAACTAACTGAATCGCTACAAGAACACCCGATAGATTTGTAAGTGTATATCTTATTTATTTCTATTTTCTTATCTCTAATTCTTCCGCAGTCAGTGCAAGTTACTTGAACTTTGTCATTACTCCCATGCGTATGAGTCTTAGCACATTCTTTACCTATATATGGTATCATCCAAGGATCGGTTGTTATAACGTCGTTTATTCCATTTACTACTATAACACTATGACAACACGAACAACCTTGTTTATGTTTTAATAAATTACTTTCCCCTATCCATAATTCGTCTTTGTATTTTTTATCTCTAGGATAGTAGTGTTCTCCACAGTCAAACCCACAAACATTGCAAGTGTATTTATATAATTTACTCCATTTACCATTTTCATTTTGTTCTCTCTTCATATCCGTAATAGTTATATCCCTTTGACTATCTTTATAATGAGTTCCGATTTCTATTTTAAAATCTTTTGTTTTCTTTCCTAGTATCTCACCTATTATGCAATTACTAAAGCAACTTGTTAATAACATAGCTTCCTTACTTTTGTATAAAATTTTTACTTTTGGCTGTTTTCCTTTAATATATTTAATAATATTTATCCATCCTATTAAATTATCGTATATAAAAAATACTTTATATCCAATACTTTTTTCCCAATTTATTTTACCTATATAACACCCATTATTCCATTTTGGTAAATTCTCAGTAAACATTTTTTTATATTTACCACTTTCAATTAATTCCTTATTTTCATCTTTGAATTTTTCTATAATTCTATGATATTCTTCATTGCTCATAACACTAACCTCGCTTTAATTTATTTACTAACCATATTAAAAAATAGGAACGGAGACGGTTAGTAAAATCTCCTTTAATTAAATTAACAGGTTTGCAACCCCATTAACTAACTTGTTCCTATATATATTATAACACTCATAAGAGCAAATTATAATCAACTTTATAATTGAAACCACATCGGAATACAATCTTTAATATACATATCGTCACTACTAAGCATATATTCCACAAACGCTTCAAATCCATTTCTTTCATAAAAACTTTTAGCTTTTGGAACTGAATATAGTATTATACTCCTTGCTGATATATACGCTTCAGTAATTCCAACTATTTTACTTATTATTTCACATAGAATTTGGTCACTAAACATATCATCGTCTTCATTAGAAAGTCTAATCCCTTGATATTTTTCACTCAATGCAAACATTTTAATTTCTATTGCAGGAGAAAAATACCTATGATTGTAATTTTCCATTACTATAGATGAACAATTAATAGAATAATAACCTATCAATTCATTATTATCTTTATTAATAATAATTCTAGTAAAGCTATTACCAAACTCTAAGTCTTCAAAAGCTTTTGTTTTTAAATATTTATCTATTTCATCATTACCACATGTAAAATTTTCAACCATTGATAAGTACTCTTTAGTCAATTTAAATATATTAAAGTTAATACTCTCCCCATACAACATCTATTCGTGTACTCCCATATTTTTTCTTAGTTTATTAGCTTTTCTTAAAACTCTTTCTAGTTTACTTTTGTCTCTTTTATGGTTTAAAAAATCTTCCACTTTATCTTCTCTTACAATAAATCCATAACTTAACGGTCTAGTTAATTCAATCATAACAACACCCCCAATTTTTTTAGTCTTTGATTCTATTATAGTTGCTTTTATTATTCTTTTATGCTTATCTGATTTAATAGATTTAATTGGGCATCCTCGTTTTCTTTTGACTTTCAAAATAATCACCTTCTATATTAATATTATATCTGTTATTATACCATAATTTAGAATATGAAATACAATAACAGATATAACTAACAACTCTATTTATATATCTCCCTTATATATATTATCTAAACTCCGATAATATATCTTTGATTAATTCTATTAAACTTAACCATCAATTCTATATCATTTTTACCTTCATCTATGTATGACATACTTACGAAGTCATCTAGTCTTACATATATCAAAATAAACCCTATAAATTAACAACATTACACTTTAAGAAACTTCTAATATATATCCTTGTCTTCCGCCATTTGTTTCAATAACTATATTCATTCTGTCTTCATACTCACTTATGTATTCGCTTTTCACGAACAAATTTCTAAACTTCTTTTCTTTAATACCTATTATATCGAAGAATTCTTCTCCATATATACAGGTGACTTTATCATACTCTTCATCGTAATAATCTTCTTGCTTGTACAAATTCAAGTTATCAAATTCATTTTCTCTTATAAAAGCCATCAAATCACTATATTCTAAATCCCTTTGTAATTCTTTTTCTTCATTCCATTTCTTTAAAAATGTTTCATAATCTGATATATCACCTTCGTTTTCAATACCTTGCTTTTCTAACCAGTGACCATAATTGATAAAAATATTCCTACAGTCAATTTGCATTCCTACATAATAATCTTCCCTTGGATATTGATTTGTTAATACTTGTCCCACAATACACATCTCCCTTGATTAAGGCTGAAACATGTGTTATACTAGTATTTGCGAGACACTAGGTGATAACTTCTATGTTGTTGCCTTATTTTTATTTGATTGGTTTTGTTTACCAACCTTATGTATTTATAATACTACCTAGGTGTACACCTTGTCAATATAAAAGTTTCAGAATATATAATTAATATTCACTTTTATTTTCTAAATAAATATGTTACAATATAAGTGTACAAAATAAACATATTAAAGGAGAGAGCATTATGGCAATCCCAAATGATAAGTCAAGGATAATAATTACACTTCCGGATAGAATGAAAAGTGATATAGAATTTTTAAGCATTACTGATAAAAGAACTCCAAGTAAAGAAATTGAATATATGATGGAACAATATTTTGAAAGATTAGAGGGTCGTTTTCCTATAGAAGATTATGATAATTATTATGAAGAAACATATAAACCAAAACAATTAGCAGAAAGAATTATAACTTGGTTGACGTCCTTTTCAATAACACAAAACCATAAAACTTCGTCGTTTATACAAATATTTAAAGGTGAAAACATAGATGAAAAGGTTATTGAAATGGTAATGCGTAATAAAAAGATAACTGATAGTAAACAACAACTATTTATTGAATGTTTGAGATTATCAGTAAATGATATAAATGCACAAACGTTAATTTATATAAATCAATATTATCCTATAAAAAAAGACTAGCAACTAAAAATCGCTAGTCTTACATATTTTTAAATCAAATTCTGTAATTAATCTAATTAATCATATCATTGAATACACTTCTAAAATCTTCTATTCTTAATACAATCAATTAATCAAAATAATAATATCCATATTTCCAATTTTATGGTATAATAATCTTACTATATTCTGTAGAGAAAAGTTAATATAAATAAAGGGGTTTATTAATCTACTTAACATTTAAATCTATAAAATATAGTAAAACTATTCTATCATATATGCCGTTATGGATGAGACGGTGGTTATACGTTTTCCACCTCAAAGGGTTATTGAAAATATAATTCTAGGAGGTGTTGCTGTTGGATATGTTTGATTTTATTATTAAGGTAATTGAAATATTAGGTATTATATTAGTTTTATATAAAGCACTGAATTCCGAAAACCTAGTTAAAATTCATTACAAAGATTTTGATTTTGAGACAACTGAAAAAAGCACCCCATCCAAGTAGTGCTTTATCAGTGATTTAGTATTCATTTACATATCGATTCAATAGTCCTTTGAAACCTGTAAAAACGTGATATTGTTTATAGGACTGGCTTAGTGCTTCAACACTAGGCTTTTTCTTATTTATTATCTCCATTATATCACAATTGTATACTTATTTACAACCAAATATATTTTCCATTAAATTGTAATTACTTCCATACAATGTTATAATTATATTGCCATCTCGAATATTCCTAATTGGGAGGGAGGCGATGGCATGAAACATTGCAAGAAATTTACTATAGATAACGAATTGTTGAAATCAGTACTTATCTTCTTAGGTGGACTTTTTAATATGATAGCATCAGTTTTAAATATACATATCCCAATAATTAAATAACAAATAGAAAAATTTAATAGTTGGAAATAAGAACGAGTAAATATTGTGGAGTTAAAAAGCGTGACTGGAACTCATGTGAGGTGGTAATGAAGCAATATAGAAAGTTCTTTTTACATATAAAAAAATAAGATACTTACTGGAACTAAGCATCTTATCGCATGAAACATTTATATAATTTAGTTTTAACTTCTTTACAATTTCTATTATACTCTTTTACTATTATCTGTCAACACATTTTATTTACTTTACTTATATAAAAATAAAAGACCTTAGAATTAATTTAATAATCTCTAAAGTCTTTTAAGTTTATAATTATTTAACTAATTTCCCATAATAATCAACTAAATCTTGATAAGTTTTCACTTTCTTTTCATATTGAGCAACTTTTGAAGTATCGACAGAAGGTACATATTGCCAAGTTCCATCCGATTGTTTTGCTAATGTCTTAATAGTTAATTGACTTTTAACATTATCTAATCCTTTTTTCGCTTCTGCTAAATCATCTTTAGCTTGATTTAATTGTTTTTGATAATATGCTTTTAAATCATCTTGTGCATTTTGTTGACTTTTCTTCAATTCTTTATAATAATCTTTTTCTTCTTTACTAGTGTTATCAACAGCAACATTATTAGTTGTATTAGCATTAATCACACCAGTATTATTTAATGTAACGCTTGAATTACTACTTGTACTATTATCTATGTTATTAGTTAAATTAGTATTAGAACTATTATTACTGTTAGCCGTATTCGAAACATTTGTACTTGTTTCTGTTGTATTGTTTACAGTGTTATTTTGAATCCATACTCCATTATTATCAATTTTATATCCATCAACAATAGTATCATGTGCCATATAACCGTCTTGTCCAAAATAGTACCATTTAGAATCGATTTGCTTCCAACCTACTGACCATGAACTTCCTTCAGTATTCCACCAACCTTTAGAGTCTTGTTTCCACTCTGCACTTGCTCCTGTCAAAGGCAATATACTTATCGAACTAGCTATTATTCCCATTACAATAAACTTTTTAAAGATTTTATTCATAATTATTCATCCCCTTAGTATTATTATTCCATACCATTATTTTCATGTATTGGTTATAGATATATAATAATACTATTTTCGGATAGAGTCAATAATTCCTTTGTAATTTCTACATAAAAAGACTAGAATACCTTTTTAGTATCTAGTCTAATAATTTTATTCATATTTAATTTAGTCCATTTCTATGTAGTCATTTATTTTTATTTATATTAATTTATTTCTAACTAGCTTCTGATTGTAAATTTTCATTGATATCATTTATAATTTCCTCGTAAGTTTTAGATTGAATTTTACCATCTTTTATTAATCTCTTTACTATGTATGATACTCCATTTGCTTTAATCAAAGTTTTACTACCAGTAAATTTATTTTTCTTAACTGGTATAACATGAAAATTATTCATAAATCTTTGATATGGCTCATTGTTTTTCATTAATATTTCGCTATCTCTCATCCATTCAAATAATTTATTTTGTCCGAAATTCTTAATATTTAAGAATCTAGCAAATGTACCAATACTATATTCTTTATTAGATTGTTCAAATGCATATGCAATAGCTAATTTATCTTTTAATTGTTCCATTAATTCTTCCTTAGCTAAAGTCTTTTCTATTTCATTTATTTGTTCTTCTAATTTTTTATCTCTTTGTAACAGTTGCATTTTCTTAGTTGTATCAGTTTCAAAAATAACACTACCTAATATGTATTTTCTTTCATCAATTAGTGCTTGCTTAGTTTCTTCTAATGTCTTTTCCATTACTATATTCTCAGCTTTTGTTTTAAAGTAGTCTTCAATAAAATCTTTGTATAATTCTACTGATTTATCACCTTCGGCAAACTTTAAATATAATAGAAAACCTGCTTCAGAAAACACATAAATATTTTTAGCTTGTGTTATAGATTGTTTTGCGTAGCCTAGTGTTTTCAATACTTCAGCAAACGTGTCGCTCCCATCTCCACGTTGTAAATCAATAATATCATCTCTCGTAAAATGTTGTAAATTACTATTAACTTGATCTCTAACCTGCCTAGCACCTTTTGCATATCCAAGTAAATCTCCGATTTGTTTATCAGTAATTACGGGACTTGTTTCTGAAAAACCACCTAAAATTTTTGTGAATTCTCGTTCCTTTACTTCTACTTTTTCATCTGTAAATAGTTTAATAATTTTATTTTGTTCCATAATGAAACATCTCCTTTTTATTTTAATTTATTTAATGTATGTATTAATTTCACATACATTTTAATCATATTCCCCATTATTTATTTAATTAGAATAATCTGACTAAGGGAGCTACCCCTAGTCATAACTACTCATACATACATTAAATAAATTTTGATGTCGGAGAACATCATTAAAATATACGTTTTTCAAATTATGTATTGACTTTATTTATTTATACATTAAATTATCTTTAATGTAATATTACTCCATTTTAAAAATAAAGTCAATACTATTTCTTTTAATTTGTTTAAATAATTTATATTGCAATAAAATGAACAATTTATTTTCTTATTATGTAAAATCAAAACCACGCCTTTTAAGATAGTCTAAAAGATTATTAATTACATCTTTACACTCATTTTCCCATACTGATTGCATTGGATTTAATTTAATTCCACCTCGACCATATCCATGCCCTTCAGCAAAATATTCTAGTATTTCGGTCAATGTTCTTTGTTCACCTGTTTCCCAAAAAGCTATATCATGTAATTCATCTTTTACATATATCTCAATAGTATATTCATCTCCATTTTTCTTAACAGGAGATACTTCAATACTATTTAAAAGAGTTCCTGTTCTGTCATAGAATTTTGGACTATACGTTTGGTATATATCTGATATAATATAATCTTGAATTGCCAAATGTATTTTTTGTGCTTCTATCATCAAATCCGTTTTAATTTGTTTTTCTAATTCAGCATACATTTCTCCTATTGAATTAAAGTCCATTTATATATTCACTTCCCTTATATATTGTTTTAATTTATTTGTTATAATACTAATAGATGAGTACCATATAGATACTCATTCTTAATATTCATTTAATTTATTCTTTTGTCAATCAACAATATATTGGATTATATTTTTATCCAACAATCATTTCTCCTAGTATTGATTGACCTACTATATTAGTAGGATTACTAGGGTATAGTTACAATTGTTACAAGATTAGATTCACCTTCATGAATACCACCTGTTACTACAATTTTTAAATTGTAAGATGTTGAAGCCGTTAGCCCTAATACTTGAGTTGAAGTACTTGTATCAGTTAATGGAGAAGCTATTCTTACCCCAGTTGTTCCACTAGTAGCCACTGCACTATAAGTACTATCTGTACTTAATTTATACATTAATACTACTGATGTTGAAGAAGTTGGTGCTGTAAATGTTAAATCAATTTTTGTTGATACATTTGATACTCCTGCTAAATCAGCAATTGGAGTTACAGGAATTTTTGGTGCTTTTGCTTTAAATTCACAGAATAATGGATTACCTTCATCATCAGTATTAAACGGATCTCCAAGTACTTTGAAATTCAGTTCAAATTTTGATGGGTTTTCAGCGTCAAATGATAATGTTACACCAGATTGAATAACTACATTTGGAATAATCATATCCATTAATTCTATTTTATTTGTAGCAACATTTTTTCTTAATACGGTTGCTTGTAGTTCTTTAGCATCTACTTGTTTATTACCATATACTTTAAATGTATAAACTTGTCCTGCTGATAAAACTTCTGTATAATTTACTTCAACTTTATCCCCAATTCTTAACTCTGAATTAGTAATAGTAAATTTCTTTTTATCAGTAGCATCTACTACACCAACTAGTGATATGTCTAATTCTCCACCAAGTGATAATTTATTAAAATTAATCACTGTTCCATTCATAGGTTCAGATTTTAAATTAAGAACTAAAGTTCCATCTGTTGTTACTACAAATACTTCTTCCTTATAGTAAGATTCATTTTCAGTATTTAATACTAATCCATCACTACCTAATGCTTCTGCAAGTTGAGCAAAAGATATAGTTTCAGTTTCCATTTTGTAGGTTGCTACTGGTGTTGTTGACCAAAATAGTTTTTCTATACCTTGTTCCTTTGCTGATTTATCCGTAGTTTTGTATTCAAATGTACATTTGTTTGCTTGTGGTATCTTAAGTAATAATTTATTTGTTGTTCTATTTCTCAATTTTACTTGACTCGCATTTAAAATACCAAATCTTTCATTAATAGTTGCCATTAATATTCCTCCTTAAATTTTACATTTTTATATAATAAAAAAGTTCCTATGGAAATTATAGGAACTTAATTTATTCATTTAATAATTTTTTACATTTTGTTAATTTAATTTTAGTTTTCTTAATCCAATTTAAGTCTGGAGCTTTTTCAAAGTTATAATTTCCAGAAGTAAATTGAGATTTAACTATCTCAATATTTTCTTTTTCTAACAAGAAATTAAAATAGAAGTTAAGTTGCCAAATTGTTAAATCTGAAATATTAGTAAAATTATATTTACTATTCTCACTCATACAAACTGAAGCTATAACTTCATCAATAGTTATTTTATTTTCATTTTCTTCCTTTTTCTTATCTTCTTTGTATATTCTATATTGTTCTTCTAGAAGTCTCTGTAGTTCTTCATCGTCATAATGTTCTAACATATCCATTTCTTCTTTTTCTTCTTGAATTACATCTGTACAAGTTATCGTTCTTATTAATTCACTAAATTCTTCAAAGTTATCATTATTTAATTCAAATATAGGAACTTTATATACTTGTCCTTCAAGTTCTTTAAAATCATAAACAATTATAGCGTCTACATTATTAGAAACTCCAATCCTATTAAAATCTTTAATATCTAAAAAGAAAGCCAATGATTGTATTAGTAACATAACCATTGATTCCGAAATGTTAAAATCTTTTTTGCTATTTAATATATTTTCATGTATTACAATAGATTCAAATAGTGATTTGCTTTTCAATTGATCTTGAATATCTTCATATAATTTCAACTGTTCTTTTTGAATTCTAAAGATATAAGTTAAAGTTAAATAAGTTAGCAATCCTATTTCATCAATATCAGAAATTCTAGATTGTTTAACTTTAATTTGTTGATGGTTCTTATCTTTAAATATAATATCCAGTCCCCTATTCAACTGAAATTTTAAGTAATCGCTATTCATTATATTCACCACCAAAATATTTCTTTTGTATATTCTTATTGTTCAAAAAATCATAAGCAAATGATGTTGCCTTATACATAGCTATATAACCTTGATTCTGCTCATTCAATGGAAGTGGTTTAAAACTTGTCTTTTTTATTTCACCCAATCCTGTCAAAGTAGACCTATCTAATTGATTTTCGATAAGTTTATCAATTATAAATGCTCTATCTAATCCATTACCTAATTTTTGCACATCTCCTTTTAGAATTGTACGAATTATAATATATACTGTATTATATTCTTGTAAATTTCCTTTAGGAGTTTGTTCAAAATCTATCAAAATAACAATATTAGAAGTATTCAAAATTTCATTATTTTTCGCACCAAATAAGACTACCCCATGCTCATTACTTTCACTTTCTTCAAATATTTTATAAGGATTTTCCTCATCTGCTTGAATTAACGGATTTTTTTGAGGATAATAAATCATTTTAAATAAGTCAGTATCTAAAATTATAAATTCACGAATGAAATCTTCAAATACTTGAAAATTGTTAATTGTTTCTAAATCATCTAATGTCATACTTATTACCCTCCTTTACTTAATTAAATTAATTACTTGTCCATTTAAAATTACGTTTTTATTGGCTTTTAATTTATTAGGAGTTATTAAAATATTTATTTTCATACTTTAACTCACTCCTTTTAATTGAATATTTTTAGTCTCAATGATAGTTCCATTACTAGAATCAATTAAATCTATACTAATATTTGTAACAACACTGGTATTAGTATTCTTAATTGTAAAACTTGTATCTGAAACTTTTGTTATAGTTAATTTCTTTTGTGATATTAAACTTTGCCCTATTGAATCAAAATTGTAATTAACAACTAAAGAATTATCAGCTATACCATCAACTGTCTTAACTATTGAGGTAGTTGTAGAACTCATTAACTTTAATAAACTTCCATTATTATTTGTCCAACTTGTTGTATAATTTATTACAGGTATTGTTGTCTTAGCAATTACACTTAACGATAAATCAATTTTTTCAGTTCCAATACTACAAGTTATAATACAAGTTCCTGTTTTTAAAGCAGTAACTAAACCTTTTGAGTCAATTGTAGCTATTTCAGGATTACTTGATAAATATGTAACATTAGAATTATCTACTTCTTTTCCATTATCTTTAACTATTGGATTGATTTCATATGTGCCGTTTTCAACTATTGATTGTGATGTTGAATTTAATGCAATTGTATAATTATGCGTAAGAGCATCTGCTATTTCATTTACTACATCATCTGTCTCTACATTAATATTAGACTCACCTAATAAAACTATTAATATTCCCGGTACCGTCACTCTGTCCGTTTGAGTCGCCTTCCAAGCCTGTTTGTTAATTATAAATCTTTGTCCTAAACTTATTTTTTGTGATATTGAATTATCTGACATTATTAATCCAAACATTCCATTTGCTTCAATAATACCTGAAACTAAAGATTTAATCCCTAATGTATATTTTGTATTATTAGATACAATTGCCATAATTTTATTTAATTCATTACTTGAAATAAACTTCACATTATAATTACATTCCTCAAATATTCCTTCATCATATCCATTTTTCTTATCTATTTTAGATTTAATAAGATATGTTCTAAGAGTATCAGTATCATTGACTTTGAACTTAACATAATCGCCTCGCTTAATTAGATTAGGATATACTTGCAATCTTTCTTCCATTTCAGTATCAGCAGTTTGTTTCCTTGAGATGTCGATAACTCCTTTGATTGAAGTTTCTAATTCATTTATAAATACATCTTTTGCATCAATTGAATTTATTAATACATCAAATCTATATATAGCATTTTCTCTTGCCTTGTTGTAGTCTTGAGACATTTCAGAAATATATGATTCTTTACAAGATTGATTTTCAGAAATTTTATTTATTATTCTATAATATTGTAAATCTTCTTTCTTCATATCAATATGCCATTAAATGACTACCAGTTTTTCTGTCCTTACTGTTATAACTAGCAACTTTTTTATCAATTTGTGCTTGTCTATATTCAGCAACTTTTAAATAAGTAGTCCTTTCTGTATTAGAATTGGGCATTTTTATATCATCACCAAAATATTTCTGATATTGTTTTAGTCTTACTATTCCTTCATCGAACATCTTTACAACCATATAATCACTAATTAAATCTTCTTCGATTGGTACTAAATCAAAATTAAATGCTTCTAAATTATCATCTTTGTCTAAAAAATTTACATTCTGAGAAATAGATACAACCAACTGTAATTCACTTATTGCATCTTCTAATAATCCCATTTCTCTTCTATTTGTAATCTCTATAAATTGTTCGTCAGTAACATTTTCATAACAAAAAAATTCTTTATATTCTTTTATTTTACGTTCAAATCTATCTATTACTTTTGAATAAGGGGTCAAGATAATCATTCCTTTCTATAATTTATTAAAGGAAGATTTATATATCTCCCTTATTATTTTTTAGGTGTAGTAGTCTTTTTAGCTATTTTAGCTTCCTTTACTTCTTCATTAGACGCTTCTACTAATTCAACATTTTCGCTTTCTGGAACTACTGCTAATTCAATATTTTCAGTTTCGTCAACTTCTAATTCTGACTTTCTTATACCTTCTTCTATTTCTTCTTTTCTTGCTCTTATATATAGTTCTACTTTTTCAGCAATAAGATATTTATTAGTATTTTTCAAATATACTAATAGAGATAAGAAAGCATCAATTGTTGCTAATTTATCTATTTGTGTTATTTTCTTTAAAATTGTATCGTTTGGTTGTAATATCATTCTTTCTATTTCATCTCTTGAATAAGAGTTCTTGTCTTTATTAACGTCTATTCTTAATTGTTTATAGACTTGTTCTTCAATACTTGGTGAAAATCTAATAGCTTGATTTTTAAAATTGTCTGATTTCATATTAGCTTTCATAATATCTTTCCATAATACAGATACATAATAAGGTTCACCATCAATCTTAGGTGGCAATTCATATCCTGCATCTAATGGGTTTTCACTTGCTATGTATGTTTTATAATCATAATCGTGGTATACTTCAACATAATCAGTATCTTTTATCATTTCCATATTTTATCTCTCCTTGAATTTTAATTTATTTATTTTATTTAGAAGGGCATGTAAATTAATACATGCCCTAATGTTATAACTAAGAAATAGTTATTTTAGAAACATATTGAGTATCAGTTACACAGATACCAAATTCAACACCAGAGAATTTGAATGAAATCTTTTCTCCATTGTTTTCTTCAGTTGTTCTAGTAATCATTTGTCCTTTAGTGTACATTTCTCCAATTGTTCCAGAGAAACCGAATACTCTATCTTCTGGTAACAGTGTCTTGTCATCTCCTGTTTTCTTTCCTTTTAAAACTGGAACTAATCTACAACCACCTAATGTTTGTAACATTGATAAGTCATTTAATGTTCCTTTCATTGTTTCAGAGTAAAAATCAGAACCAACGGCTCTACACATTTCTCTTATTCTGTTAGAAAGTCCAACAATTAATGGTTCTTTTCCTGAAACTGCATTATCATATGTATAATCAGTTAAACTTTGAGAAGCACCTGCCGTCCAAGTTCCAGTAACACCAAATACTTGACTTCCACCAACTATTAACTTATCAACATAAGATAGTATTGATTTGAATTTTTGTCTATCGAATTCTTCAATAGCATACATAGCTAAAGTAGCAACTCCGGTAGCACCATCTCTTCTTAAATTAGACATTGGGATTTCAGTTTCAATTTGTAAAACTGTTTCCATTGTATTACCTTCTGCAATATCTAAATAAGATTTGTCTACGTTACCTGTTCTGTTAGCAACTTGTCTAGCAACTAATGTGTTCTTTGGTGATTTTCTGATTCTAACCATATCAAATTCGCCATAAGAACCCTTATCTGTTAAGAATTGAGTTAATACTTCATTTGGTACGCCAAATACAACTGGTTCAATGATATCTACAATTACTTGAGATATCATCTCTCTAGCTTGTGTGTTTCCATATTTCCAAGCATCATTAACAGTGTTGTTGATTACTTGAGAAAATGCTTCTTCGTCTTCTGATAATACTATATCTTTTTCATGTAATACATTTTTAGCATATACATTTTTAGCCCATTGATATGCTTCACCACTTTTATATTTTCTTTCTATTTCTTGTTCGCTTAATTCTATATTTCTGTTCATTTTTTTATTCCTTCTTTCTTTTATTATTTTAATTTATTAAACTAATCTGAATCCTAATAATTTGTGTCCTGCGTCATAAACCCAACCAAGGCTATAAAAAGCAGAACCAGTTGTTCCTTTTGCTAATTCTCCATTTACTACAGTTAATAGAGAACCTTCAACTACATCGGCATCAACTAAAGCAGAAGCAAAAATTTCTGTAGCATATCTTTCCCCTTTTTGAATTGTTTCAACACCAGCAAATTCACCAGCTTTGATAAGGTCTTGAGTTGTAGCATAATTTGAAACTGGAACACCCATTGCTACATCAACATCAACAACTACATCTCTTGTTAAAATTCCTAAAACATTTGCATCTGCAACTGCTTTTATTAATGTAGTAATTTTGTTAGCGGAATCGTAACTCTCGTTTACAAAAGTCCCCCTTTTCATATCAACCTTTACTGTGTTTTGAGCATTAAATACTTTACCTGCGTTTACTTGTAATCTTCTATACATATTAATATTCCTTCTTTCTTTTATTATTTTAATTTATTATATAATTAATATTTATTAATTATCTTTTAATGTTTCTTCTGGCATAATTTAATAATGCAGAACTAGCGTCTTTGTATTCATAGTTGTTTGTATTAATATCTGTTGACATCTCTATCTCAGAAATAGTTTTCTTTTCAAATTCGCTTATTTCTACCTCTTTTATAGGTGTTTCTATCTTTGAAGCTTGTTCAACAACTCTTTCGGCTATTAAGCATTTAATTTGTTTATCGTCAAGTTTTTCTATTGCTTCTTTAAGTGCTTCACAAGTTTCAATTTCTTCTTCAGTAAAATATTTGCTTGATAAAGCCATTTTCTTTAGGTTTTCTTTTTGTTCTGCAATTTCAGCTTCTTTCTTTTCTGCTTCAGCTTGTTCCATTTGTAATTTTAATGGTTCTAATTCTGAAATTATAGCTTCTTTTTCTGAAATAATATCTTTTTGCGAGTTCAATGATTCTCCTAATTTTACTATCTCATCAACTTTGGCTGAAAGTTCTGTTTCCTTATCTGATAAAGACGTATTTGCATTGTCTAATTGAGACTGTAGTTCTGCAAGTATTTCATCATTTTGTGTTTTTGGAACAAATACCATTTTTGTTGGTGTCTCGCTCACAATTGAAACTACCTCATTTGAATCTACTGTATAAGAGAATTCTATATAATCGTCCTCACATTCAGCATTCCAATCATATCCTATTGCTCTAAATTCATATGGATATACTCTTGATATACAAATCCATCTATTAGAATCTATAGAATTGATAGCAACTCTTAATTTGCTATATAGGTCATTTGAAGTTACAGATGACACTTCTGTTTTGTTTTTATTTTCTGCCATATCGACAATTCCTCCTTTTTCTTCTATGTTTTGATTTAATTTATTTTCAACTGAATTTTCATCAGACTGAATGCTTATTTCTATGTTTTCTTGTCTCTCTGATTGACTTATTTCATTTAGGTCATTTATAAATGCTTCTGTGAACTCATTTTCCTGTTCTTCTATTAATACTTCTTCAGCACATTCCAATAATCCAGCATTTTTATATGCAGGATTCACATTAGAACCTAAAACACAGTTAGCTAAAAATAGTATTCCTTTTAACCAATCTGTTCCATCTTCTTTATATGTTTCACTATAAGATAATTCCCAACTAGTATGCAATTCTGTTCCTAGTCGTTCTATGACCTCCATTGCCCTATAATAACGAGTCCATAATATAACTTCTGCAACCAAACATCTTTTTGTTATATCTCCAAATTCAATGTCTTCTATGGAAACTGAAGTATGATATCCAATTGGACTTGTAGATGTAAAATCACTAAATTTTACTAAGTTACCATCTTTATCATACTTCCATTTCTTTGTCATTAAATGTCCTGAGAAATTATATTCTTTTGTTTTTTCATCAAAGATTACTTTTGTAACTAATGGTTGTCCCATTAATGTATTCATTTCTTCTTCACTCAAATCAGACTCTTTTATTCCTTTTCCATTCACATTTGCTTCATCCAAAGGACACAATAAGAACTTAGCTACCTTTCTAGAAGGGTCAGATTCTTGTTCTGCAACTGAAATTAAAGTACCATTTATTTTAAATAAATTTTCATTACTCATTTTCTATATCACCACCTTTCAAATTATACCTTTAGTGCTTCTTTACGTGATTGGTCTGATTCTTGCTTATCTACATTTTCATTTTTTTTACTATTGTTCTTATTAGTAGTTGAATCGGTGTTTTTACTATCATTTATTAAATCGTTGGAATTTGAAGTATATGAATTTGCATGTGGGATAAATACTTCTGTATCTGCACCTTCATCATTTTCTTTTATTCTATTTTTTTTTTCTACTTCATAATCTAATCCTAATGTATTTAATACAGTAGAATAACTCAAACCAATTTTTGAAAACATAATATCTGCAACTTTCAAAATATTATCTAAGTCTAATAATTTTGTAGATTGTATTGTAATAGTCGGTGCGTATTCTATAGGAAATCCATTTTCTTCACATATTAATTGATAATATTTATTGAGTATTGGCTCTAAATTCTTAGTCATTCTATTGACCATTTTTAATAACTCATCATAATTTATTTTAGTAGTGGTTATAGATTTAGAACCTTCTGAACTAATAAATGATATACCCAATGCTTCAAGTATTCTCAATTTATAGCCTGATTTAGTTTTTTCATCTGTTAATTCTGTTTTAGGTTCTATTAATTTCAAATCCTGAACTTGTGGATCAGCAGTATATATAATAGTATCTTTAGACATGGCTTCAAGTAAGCTCACATGTGCATGACCTATCATATTAATAGCATTTGGTTTTTCCATTAATTCTTTTTCAGTTAATTGTAAATAAATCTTTTTAGTCTTTTGTATTAATACTTTTTGATCACTTTTATCAACTGTTTCCAACATTAATTGAGGACACAATGCTTTAAAAATAGGTGTTAATCCGTATAATCCCTTTAAGTAATTTATTCTATTCAATCCTACTTTCTGTGGATTTAATAAGGCGTATTGGTCTTTTCCTTTATATGCATCATATATTTCAGTAGGATAACTTCTTTTAACTTCATCTTCTATTGTTTTCTCAATATCAATAAGTTTATTAGTTTTTAATCTACCGTATTTAGTTCTACTTTCTTGTAATCTTACAGATAATTCAGTTACATTAAAAGATACAACATTATCATCATCTATTTTCATAGGTGTGATTTCAGTAATATCCATAGGATAATTTACTATAGAATATCCATTCTCACTATCCCCCATTAAATAGAATATAAAATTACCTTCTGTATATGTAATGACTGCATTATCAGCTATTAATTTAGGTATATTTATTTGCTTATTGAATTTTTCTATTACTACTTTTAATTCATCTTCCATCTTTTGTTCTTTTTTAAGTTTAGTTCCTTTTTTACCGTTAGGAGATGGATAATCAATTTTATAATTCGTATTTATATTATTTTCTATAGTCTCAACTACTCTACCAATTAAATCTTCTTTATTTATGTAATATTTAACTATCCCATTTATTTTTTTTATTTTATCTATACTAGTTTGAGTATTCTGTGCTAATGAAGATAATTCATCCATAGTTGTAACATAAGATGATGTATTTTTATCTAATACAGTACTATATATATGACTTAATCTTTGTGCATCATATGTAGCTTGTTGTATATAATTAGCATCAAAATAATCTTTACTAGTAGATGTTTCTATATCTGACAAGATATAATTTCCACCAATATTAGATACTTGTTTAGCTTCTCCTTCTGCTAATATAGGTATTGTTAAATCAATTTTTTGTGGTTGTGGGAGGGGAGTTTCTGTGGATTGTTTTTTTGTCAAGTGGATTCCTCCTTTCTTGCTTTATTTTGATTTTTTTAATTTGTTCATATTCGGTCAAAGTTTATCGAGGATACAAATGTTGGGGCTGTTGACCAATCTGTTTGTTCTACCTTTTTATTAACTATTCCATCTCTTCTTAAATTTTTCAAATGCCATGCTAACATTACAAAAGTATAAGCTCTATCATCATGCATTTTACTTTTTTTATCAGGTGATAAGTCATACTTATAATTTATATTATCTCCTAACCTTCTAGTTGCAATTAGCTCTTCTTTTGCAATATCTATTTGCTTTAATGCTAATTCTTCATCCCAAGAAAGGTTGTATTCCTTGAAATCAATAGATTTAACCTTTTTCTTTTCACCAGTTTCTTCGTCGATTTCTTCTATTTCTTTTCCTTCTTGTGGTAAGTTTAAATACCCTTTCATATCATAAGTATCTGTGAATTCAATTAATCCTAAATTTAATAATTCTATAAAATCATCATACATTTCTGTTCTGTACTTTTTAGGTGATATTAATTTTAATTTATCAACAGCATTGGGATACTGATTAACATGTTCAGCACAAACTTCTTTATCAATTAATCCCCTATGTTGTATTCCTTGTTCATCTTTCCAATCCTCCATAAAATAATCACTTATAAGTGCTCCACCTCCACCAGAACCAGCATCTATCATTAATCCATCTATATTTTCATAATCTGCAAATCCTTTTCCATTATAATTTAATAACATTTGTTTTATTTCTTTTATCTGTTCTGGTGTTCTCATAGGAGTTTTTTTCTTTTTCCCTAAATCTACTAAAGTAACACAATTCTGAATTATTAATTTCCAACCTACCTGTTCATCATAGACATATTCTCCGGCTGAGACTGCCGAATTATCGTAATCATGTGCCAATTATTAATACCCTCGGTTTCCCGATATTTTATTAAGGGGTTTAGACTATATCATTATCTAAATAACTATATTTAGATACTCTGCTTTTCCACATTTAAGTGTACTCTACTTGGTTATTCACTATTATTAAGTTAATAGCTATCCTTTCGATAGTCGTTAGGCTTTTATCTATGTTTTCATAGAATTTAGCAAGGGGTTATCACTATCCATAATATGGACTTAGAATTTCTTATCAGTTTATTCTTTATATTAAACTTCGCCCTTTTAACAGAGTTTTTATCTACAAGTATTACTACTTATAGCCCCACAAGTCTAGGGTCATATGCTAGTACGATATGTCTGTTTATATCTCCTTCATTTATTAACAAAGGTTTTCTTACTTTTGAATTTTTCATAATTACTGCCCGTTTGATTTTCTGTTGATTTCCTCCATCACTATCAAAACGGTTAAAATATTCTCGATTTCCTTTTTCAGCATTCGATCTTAAATCATCATCAACTTTTGAACGTGACAATAATGGTACAGACATTTTCTTTCCATTCATTGTTGCACCAATAACAACTTCACAGTTCAAATCAGCAACAAAATGTTCTTTACTTCCTGCAAACATTAACTTAGCCCAGTCTTTATATAATGTATAAAAAGCAGAATCCGTACTACTAGCAGAAGAACAAAACAATAACTGATTAGGTATATTATCTGGAAATAATGAAGCATCAAACCCTTTGGAAATTTTGAAACTTGAATTTTGTGTTGTAAATGCTTTTGTAGTAGAAATATAATTTTCACTTATGAATCCACTTTCATCATAGAGGTTTAAATTTGCATATATACCGTTAGTTTCCTAATACTTTAACACTCAATTAAGAGTCGGAGTAGACTATACCTTTATCCTATTTAGGATAGCTTATTATAGTCGTTGAACGTCCTCCATTTAAGGAGTTTCGATGCTGATTGCCCAATACTTATAATTTTCAAACATTCACGCATACCATTTCTAGTTACGTTGTAGTTTATAAGTCTCTAAGGGTGTTCCAGCAATTTAAAGCTTTTATCTATGTAATTACTTACATAGGAGACCAAACTTAATCTCTTACCTCTAATATTATCTTCTTCTCCTGATACGGTTGTCACTTGACTATTATTATACAATTTACAACGGAATCCCTGTGGAGAGTGTACAAATCCATCATGATTTGCACTAGCTGATACTTCTCCTAAAAATATATCTGTTAATCCACAGAATGACTCAATCTGTTGTTTTGCAATAGCTTCTAATTTTAAAAAAGTATCCTGACTTTGAGATGCGGTTAATGAAAGAATATAACTTTGAAAATTTGGGAATAGCATCATTTTTGTCATAATAAATGGAGATGATAAAGTAGACTTTCCAGAATTTCTCCCCATTAACCATAATGCAAATTGTTTTTCCCAAGACATTTGAAATACATATTTTTGATAATCCATTAGTTCTAACCCAAATGCGTACTCCGCAAATTTAACAGGATTTCGTTCGACGTCCCCAGTTTATTATTTGACTGTATTTTAAATAACCCTCTAATTTCTTTTGAGTTAAGTTACTTTTGTTTATAACTGTGATGGACATTTAAGACCACCTCCTTTTTTATATAGATAAAGTTTGCAAATGCAACAAAAGACACATTACTGTGCCTTCAATTATCTAAGCTTATTTATTAAATTAATTCTCCATTTTTTACACTTTCCAGTATCTTTTCCTTTTCTTTTTTTCCCTTTTCTTCAATAACAAAACTTGCATAATCCTCAGTATCTATTGGCAATACTTCTTCTACCATTTTATTAAAAGCCATTAAATCTTCTTCTTGTTTTTTTATTTCTATTTCTGTATATTGAAGTACATCTGCGTATTCAGTTTCTTCAATTTCTTGAGAATAATCTACATCATTAAAATTGCAAAGAACTTTTAATTTTCTATTTTCTTCTCTTAATTTACTATATTCACTTTCATAGAAATCAATTTTTGACCTTTGAAATTTACCAATATCTATTAAATCATCATCTCCAAAGTTTAAATTCTCTACCATAGCTTGAGCAGATAGTCTGGCAACTTGCAACATTCCCATTGATGTTTGAATATCAAATAAATTTACCTGCGCTTCTTGTAAATCTATTTCTTTTAGTTTTTTTAGTATACCTGACAAAGTATTAGCACCTACAGTTTTGTGACCACTATACAAATCACTTATTTTATTATCTTTTGCCAAAGCTAGTAAACTTTTGTTAAGTTTCTCTTTAGTATCTGTTAAACTTTTAATAGTTCCTATATTATCTTTTATACTTTTTATATCTGAACTCAAACTTGTAATAACATCATTTATTTTATTTTCTTGATTTTGACCTTTTATAATACTAATGATTGCACCTAGTTTTAATTCATCCTCTTGAGTATCTTCATTAAGCATATTAATTAATTTAGCATACATTTTTGATTTATCTTCTTCTATTTCGTTTTCAAATGGATTATAACCAATTATTCTAATTATGTCTTCTTTATTCTGTTTATCTCTAACTTTTTGTTCTATATCATCGTCAGATAATTCTTTAATTTTTTTAAGACTTGTATCATTTTCTTCTATAACTTCTATTGATGGTAAATTACTTTCACAATTATTATAAATTTTATCCCCATGTTCAAAAGCATAACCCTTATAGTTTTTTAAAGAGTTGATAGTTTTTATATATTTTTTCCATACCTCAAGTCCATTCTCAACCACAGTAAAATTCTTATTCCATCCTGCTTCAGTTAGTGAACTCTCATATATATTTTCTAAATATACAAAATCAACTATTTCACACAATTTATATATAGATATTCTAATATCATTTGTTTCTTCTAAAAATGATATATAAAAATTAGTTAAGCAATCTTTACATAATGATAATCTTCCTGTATGTCTATTCAATTTAGAATTAGAAGTATAAAAATTACCATCAGCAAGTATCTTTCCACATTTAGTGCATCTAGTCTTTCCCTTCATTTGCTCTTCTAAATCTTTCGTCTTGAAATCTGCCATTATATTTTTCACCTACTTTTTTTATTTTTACACAATAAAAAGCCACTAAGATTAATTAGCGACTTTTAAATTTTCTAATATTTTATTACTTCTATATTCTTCTTCTAATTGCTCATCGAATTCTCCATTAAAGAATCTAATTAAAAATTCATCAAATTGACTAGGTGTATTTGTTCCATATCCATAATTTTGATGAAATATTTTATGATATTCTTCTTTCATACATTTTCCTAATGGATATCTATAGTGGATTTCTATACATCTATTTATAATCTGTTTTAATTCTACATCTGTATAATTACTTATATTTTCATATATTGGAATATTTAATTCTTGTAAAGTATCTATAACTATACTATCAAAACTATATAAATGATGAATATGGTCAAATCTTTCTCCTGTGAAAATACATTTGAAATTACAATCTTTCATACTATCTATTTTCCATTGATTTAAATTTCTTCTTAACTCATTTTCTATATTACTAATACCACCCTTATAATTAGGGTTTAGACTTCCAAACCTAGCAGACCCAAACATTGGATTATTTTCGCCATTAAAGTACCCTTCTGATTTTCTAGCATTTGACACCTTAATTCTACCTTCATCACTCATCAATCTACTTTGTTGTAAGATATCTTTGGTTTTCTTTAAATCTAATTTCCATGCTTTATCAGTTAAATGTTTTAATTTTCTATTTGGAAAATATTCTTTTATAATATCTTCATTAATCATATCAGAATAAATTTCTTTTAATAATTTTACATCTTTATCCGTCCAATCAATAGCATTAGACAATCCAAAATTTTCTCCCTTACATTCTTTACAAATATGTCTGAAACCATCAATACAAGCATTATCCTTTGGAAAATATGTCATTTCAAATGGCAAATATCGTCTACAACATTTGCACTTTTTATATTTTATTCCATTTTCTATTTCATATAATTCATCAAATGGAATATCTTCATAATTATTTTGTTTCTTTATTCCCATATCATTGGCTTTATGTTTTATTCCCTTCCAAGTTCTTGTATTGAATCTCTTCATTAATTCTTCTTTGGATAATTCTATGTAATTTTCTCTTAAAAATTCTTCATCTTCTGTCAACCACGGTTGTCCTTTTCCCATAATTAATTCCTTCTTTCATCTAAAATTCTCTTATCTAATATTACTTATTTTATTTCACTATTTATTATATTTATTATTTTTCTTTCTTAATCCATTTAATATTTTTAAATCTTTTCTAAATTCTTCGGTATCTTCAAAACTATAAACCGTCTTCCCATCTAACTCAAATTTCATAAAATTATAACATAAATAATTCATAGCTCTTGCCAAACTTAAAGAATCTACCTTGAAATATTTCTTTTCCATATTAATTCACTCCTATTTATTTATTAATTTGTTTCTATACTTATACTACCATAAATAGGTATACATTTCAATACTAATTCCATTAATTTATTCGCTAATTAGCCTTTTTGTGAACTATATAAATCGAACTAGCCTTTTTATGAACATGAAAATTAGCTTAGACTTGTCATATCAACACACTCACAACATTTAGCTATTCTTGGTCTTCTTTTATATCCTAAACATTGATTGTAGGTTTTTAATATCCTCCATTTTAATTCCTTTATAATATATAGATGGATTTACATAAATTGCTTTTCCATTATCTTTTTCGAATATTCCAATAACTAATTCATTATTTACTTTTAATTTTAATAAATCTTTCTTTAGTCTACTTGCATGTGTTTTATCATATCCTAATTCACTACACAAATCAGACATTGCATATGGTTCTATATTTTCTTCATATTCACACTTTGGGTTGTGACATATCACATTAAATTTAAGATTTATCAAAGGTAATATTTCTATTAATAAAGCTAATTTTTTATGTTCTTTTGGAGTAGACTTTTCATACAACTCTCTAATTGCGTCATTAAACATTCTTACCACCTCAATTGATTTAGTTTTATTTATTTTACCTTTTTTACAATATTTATCATTAATTAATATTGTTTTATTATCTTGTATAGTTATAAATTTATTTTCAATTAAATACTTTTTAGTCTTATAGAACTCAGTTTTCCCTAAATTAAATATATCTATTAATTTTTCTTCTTTTATTAATTTCTTTCCATCTGATAATAGATTATCATAATTCATAAAAGTTGCCAAATATATAAATCTGAATAAGAATTGTTTTTCAATATTTCCAAATCGTTTATAAAAGTTAAAATAAAAACTACCATAACAATTTAATAAATATTGTTGAAATTCAGTTTGCTCTTCTTTCATTTGTATTATATCTAATTTCTTTTCTTTACCTTGTTCCTCCATAGTAATAAAATCCATTGCAATTAATTCCAAAGACCTATCGCTTATATTTTCTATTACCTCACCATATTCTGTTACAATTCCATTACTTTTGATTATATTTTTATAATCTCTAATCTTTGCAGTATATTCTCCTGCCATAATTACATTCCTCCTAATTAAACATTATTTTATTATTTAAACTACCTACCATCTAGATAGATATTAGAAAACAATAAAAGAGACTAGACAACCTCAATCATCTAGCCATTTAAACCATATTTAATTAATTCTATGTTGTAAGTAATCTTTGATTACGCCACAACAAATCAGCTTTAGCTGAAACACCTCGTAGAGTAAAAGCCTTTAAAACATTACTTTTATTCTATTTACATTAATTTATTATTCTTTGTTACTTACTCCATCTATCAAACCAATTTCATAAGCCTTAATGATAGCATCTTTAATTGAACAATGTAGACAAAATTCTTCATCATCTTGATTTTCTATAATATCATCAAAAACTTCTTGTGTTAACTCCTCAAATAAATTATCTAACTCATCTTCTTCGTCTTCAGAATATTCCTTTTCAGTTAAAGTTACTATTGGACAATTAATATATTCTTTTAATTCATCAGAATCAATTAAGTCTTCTTCAACAAATACTACATCTTGTCCCTCAATAGTTTTTAAATGGTCGTATCCATAAGCACTTTCTAAACTATAATGTTCTTCATCGTCCCAATATGATTTAGAAATTAATAATATATCAGTATTATATAATTCTTCAAATTCTTTAAAACTAAAAGTATCATATTCATTGAATTTATAACCTAAAGTTTCCATTCTTTCAACTAATTCTAAAGCCTTATCATTTGACAGTATGAATGAAATATTATCAAAATCCTTTAAAATTTTCATCAATGCATCTAAATAATCTTCATATACTTTTTCTGTGTTTATATTTTTATTATTCATTATTTTTACCTCACTTTATTTTATGGTTGATTCTGTTCTACTACAATTTGTTGAATCTTTGCTAACTTTTCATTAACTGAATTTTGATATACATTATTAGAAATACTAACTGCATTATTATAATCAATACCATACCCAATTAATTTTTGAAAACATTCACCTATAGTTTCTATATAAATCATATTTTCTTGGTAGAAATCACTGTTCGTGGTATATTCACTTGTTTCAGATGTAGGATTATCTTGAATAACTATTCTTTTTAACTCTTCATCTACAGAAACTAATCCCATTTGTTCTTCATAACCAATATAGTCATCTTCCATCACTTCTTGTTCTTGATTTAATTCTTCATTCATATTTCTCACCTATATCCTTATATTATTTTATCCACTATGCCTTTATCAAGACATTCTTGTGGTCTGTAAGTAAAATTAACATTCTTATCAGTATAATTAAAAATATCTTCTTCAGTTAATTTGGTATGTTTTCTAAATATATTACAAATTGTATCCCAATCTTTTAAAGATTCTCTAACTTCTACGATGTCTTCCTGTAATGTTGATTGACCTTGTTTATAGCTATTAGATTGATGAATTAATACTGTTGCATATCTAGTTATAAATCTATACCCTTTACTTCCTGCCATAAGTATTTTACTACCTCCACTTGCTGTATATCCATCACAATAAGTTTCAACTATTATACCTTGTTCTTGCCAATATTCCATATCAGATATCATTGCGAAAACCGCACATACCCAACCACCAAAACTTGATATTCTAACTTTTATATGTTTTCTATCTTTTTCTGGTTTATTTAATTCCTGAACTGCTAATTTTCTTAACTGCCTACAAAACATTACTTGGGATTCCCTATCTATTTCACAATCAAGGTATATAGTATTATCATTAAGATAATCTAATCTTTTCATTTCTTCTAGCAATCTATTTACTATTTGATACTCTCCCATATAATTCACCTTTAACCCTTTACTATTTATTTTAATTTATCTGTAAATTTATATCTCTTATATATTCAACTCCATCATAATTAACTACAATTAGAGTTTGACTTGCATGTGTTGTACATTGAAGTTTATCTACACTATGTTAAATTTCATATGTAAAGATATTATCCTTTAATATTTCTTTATTTTCATTTAATTTATTATATATAGACGTATCATTAAAATTTATAACCATTTCTTTTACACTCTTCCATATCTTAATTAGTTTATTATCATATAATTGAAAAACTACTTTTTTCTTGTGTGACTTATTATATATATTTATATGATTTATAAATTCTTCATTAATATTGCCTTTATTATATAAAAATATATATTCTTTACTAGATAATAATTTATGTTTACATACTTTTATTATTGTGCTTGCATCAAAACATCCATTAGTTTCTTTTTCTATGGATAATGCACTATCCCATACTTTAATTATATTTCTTTGAAAATCAAATTGTACAATTTCTATCTTTTGTCCTTTATTAAAAGTATAAAAATCTAAATCTACTTTCTTATTTAATTCATAATATTCAGTTTTATATATCCAAATATATCCCTTATAAGTTTTCCTTCCTTTGTTTAAACATTCCCATATACAAGATTGATTAATATTTAATTTTTTAGAAACTTCTCTTGCTCCAGACCATTCATTTATTAGATTTCCTTTTAAATCTAATTGAATAATTGGAATTTTAATTTGTGCATTTCTCATATTTTCTCTTGCTTCATTGTTAGGAATCCCACTATTTCCACCTTCATCATTATTATAACCATAATTTCCATTTGCAGAATTGTAATATTTTATCCAACACTGTTCTTTAATATTTAGTTCGTCTTGTGAAAATGCCATATCAAACACTTTATTAATCTGAAAAGAATCAAATCCATATTTTTTAATTGATTTAAATAAATGGTCATTATAATTTCTGTAATTATTTTTATTATAAATAGAATAATTATAAACTCTTTCAATATCAACTCCATTATAAGGATATCTCTTATCAAACCCATTTATAGTTTGTCCAATATAAACTTTACCATTGACAAAATTTTCTATTTTATATATGATACCATACACTTCTAAATTTCCTATTTTCATTGTTATCAATTCCTTCTTTCTATGAATTTTTTATAATAAAAAGACTCCTATTTACTAATAGAAGTCAAATCATTCTTAAATTGCTCTGTATTTTCAAATACAAAAACAGTTTCTTTTTTATTTTCTTTTTTAGGTTTAATATCTACTATAGCATGTCCTTTGTGTAAAAGTTGTCTTGCTATAGTTGGATTTACTATGATTTTTGTATTCATATTACACCTCGTTATTTTAATTAATTTATTTGCAAATTTATATCCTTGATACATTCTATATCATTTTCATTAATAACTATTAATGTTTGACTAGCATTTGTAGTACAACTCATTTTCTTAACAGAATAAGGATTATATCCAAATAATGAACCACTTGTAACAACATATCCCCCATTATTTTGAGAAGTTATATTGAAATTATGGTCATGCCCCCTTAGAATAAGTTTATATTCTGTGTTGTCCATTGTAGATTCTGAATCAAATAATTTCTTTTTATCTGAAATTCTATTATCTCCATGAATAACTTTTACATTCATTCCATTAATTTTAAAATAAGCACTATCATCAACATAATCAATATCATTTATATGTATTCTTTTATTTTCAGATATCTCAACAAACGTTTTTAAGTTTTCATTAATAATTACATTAGCATTATCGCCTTCAACATTTGCATCTTTTTCACTCAATCGGCTATGATTACCACCCACTGAATATACTTCAACATTTCTTTTCTTTGATGATATTTGAGTTATAAAGCTATATAATAATTTTGATGCATATGCTATTTGATGAGATAAATCAAATTCACATTCATAACTTTGATTTTTACGCATATATAGATTTTCTATAGCATCTCCACAATTTACAACTACCACTGAATTAATATTATATAAAATACAAGTTTTGTCTATTTCAATTAGCAATTTATTAAGTCTTTTCTTTGCAATTTCATAGTTGTAATAATTCCCTTTATATCCATTAATAACATAACCCACGTGCCAATCGCTGACTTGAACTATTAATTTATTATTTGATACATCTGTTATTATTTCATATTCAAACTTAGGAAAGTCTGTATAATTTTCTAGCATACATTCTTTTAAATCATTAGCTATTTCAATTGTCTTAACAAAATCTCTTTTTATCTTATTAAGTTTAGTGGTATCATTTCTAACTAGCATTTTCTTTACATCTAATTCACCAATTAACTCAGCAATTTCATCAATTTTGTTTTTTACTTCTTTGTCACCTTTTAAAGATTCCAAACATTCAGAACATGCAATTTCATAAATTTTATATATACCACGGAAATAACTCTCTTGGAAGTCTGTTCCAAGTTCTTGATTAATTACTTCTGCAATTTCTCTATTAATCATATTAAATTGTATTTTATTAGAATACATTCTATGTATATACTTTTCTCTTGACTCACTTTCTAACTTTCTAAACTTTTCCTCCATATTATTCCCTCACCTTTATTTAATTTGTTATAATTTAATTAATTCTTCATTTCCACATTTCTCACAATATATAATAATAGTGTCTTCACTTATTCTATCAAAGTCATTTCTATCAATATAGGTATCTATATCTAGCGTATTTTTACAACTTGAACACTTTTGTGTCTTATGTCTTTTTCTCTTAGATTTATTACTCTCACGTCCATCAAATTTCATCACCATTTTATATCTTCCTTTACTCTTTACTTTAATATTCATTAACAATCTGCATGTTTTTCAACGTTCAGACTCTATTATAAATATTTATTTAGAAATATAGGCGATGGATAACTTCACATTATCAAATCGCCTACTTTTTTGTTAAAGTCATCATAACTCAATTCAACACTTTGTTAGGTTTTCACGCCCTATTCTAACCTTGCCTTGAATATTATTTTAACGTCCCCTCAAGGAGTGACGAGTAAATAAAAATTACTCTGGGGAATGAGTGTTAGCCCTCACTTAAATACCTTCTAAAATAGTTGTTTTATTAAATTGCATAGGATGGTCGGTGTATCCATCATCTGAGATACTCTTTCGAGTCTGTAGAGAACCATTTTCTACTTCTATGCAATTCTCGTTACACGTTTAATATTCGTTATAAAATTAATAAATTGTCAAACCTCACATGAGTGTCTGCAATGTTTTACTCTTGTTCTTCCTTAGCTTCTGACTCATCTTTATCAGAAATAGATAATTTAATATTAGATTCATTAAACTTTTTAAAGTATTTTACTAAATCAACTTCTCCAATGTCCTCAACTTCTAAAATAAACATACCTTCTTGTAAATTATCTACATTTAAAATTCCTTCTGCTTTAAATTGGTGATCAGTTACTATTTTTTCTTGTATCTTTTTAGCTTTTGCCATTATTTTTCTCTCCTTTTATTATATTAATTTATTTTTTATAATTCTTCTGCTATTTTAGCAATTCTACTTCTATAACATTCAGTTAACTCAACTTCACCATATAAGTCTTGTCCTCTAAACACTTCTGAAAGTCTTCTCATTCCATTATTTGAACCTTCGTATAGCTTATCATCTACTTGTGTATCAACATCACCATCAATAATAGCAATACAATCGTCTCCTATTCTTTGTAACGCTAATTTCATTAAGTCAATACTCATATTTTGTGCCTCAGTAATATAGATACCTGCATTCATACCACTTGTATCAAATCCCCTAACATCACTCATAGGAAGTAATAATAACTTTCCTGTTCCAATAAGTGTTTGGACATTAAGACTATCAGCCAATTTCCCTTGTAAAAATGCACCTATAGTTGAATCTAAAAGCTTCTCGTCTTTAGTTCCTTTATAGTAACCTAGTTTAACAGCACCCCTTGTAGCAACTGGATTAACAAACATTATAATCTTATCAATCTTACCCTTATCCATTTGACTAAATAAGAAATTCATAGCTAGATGAGATTTTCCACTACCTGCTTTACCTTTAATTACTGTTATAGTATTGTTTTGAAAACTATCTAGAACACATTGTTGATAAAAGTCTTTGGCTTTCAACTTACCTAACATTTTACTTTGTATAGGCTTTACGTCCACTTGTACAAATCCAAATCTATCACCAATATATTTCCATGCATCAATTGGTTGATTTAATGTATCTTTTATAATTAAGTACTCATTTATTTCTAATCCATAAATGTTTTCTTTATTTTCTTTTTCATAAAATTTTGCTAATTCTTCATCTGTCATAATGATTTCAACATAACCTTTATATGTTTCGATTTTTGTATTAGATTTAATTCCACTACATTTTAAATCAAATATATTCTTAGCTATGTTATAACAACAAATATCATCTGTAAAAAATTCTACATCATAACATTTCTCTAATAATTTAGCACAAGCAATTATTAAATTATCATTATCAGGTTCTAAATTCATTTTATCTAATAGTTTATAATGTTTCTTTTCAACAACTATACATTCATAACTATCTTGATTTTCTCTTAAAAATCTAGTTACTTTTCTAGCTTCAAATCTAACATCTTCATCTTTATTTTTTGAAGTTTTAATATGTTCTAATTCTTGAAGGGTTATTGAACTTAAAAATATCTTTCCTTCTATTTCATCTATGCTATGTAATAATTCATTTGTATCATAAAATTTAACCTTTTCCATAATTTTTACCCACTTTCCCTACCACCGTCTTACGGTATATTATTTTTTATATCAAAAAAGAAGCATATCTTAACATGCTTCTTTTTCTACATACTCAAATGTATAGCCTTTATATTGTCTATATTTACCTTTACATACTTTAGATACTTCACTATGATTAAAATTAACACCGAATTTTTCTAATGATATTCTTTCTAGTTCCCTAGTTGAGTTAAATTTACCTAAATATACTCCATCTTTGAACACTTTTAATTGCTTAGAATTACATTGTTTTGCATATTTCTGTGCTAATTTCATTGAATAATCTTTATTATTTATGAATTCTATTTTATTCACCCAATTCAATTTTATTCCTTTACTTATATATCTAGACACCGTAGTTGGACATAAATTAAACATTACTGCAATTTCATTCATTGTAATACCATTATCATTCCAATAAACACATATTTCTTTTACTAGATTTGATAATGCAAACTCTTCTACTTTATTCCAATCAATCTTACTTAAATCAAAAATAGTAGCCAAATTACTGTCTAATACATTGCGTTTTATAAACTCTAAATCTGAGTATCTACAATCAATTACTATATAATTTTCTTTTTTAATTCCGTTTGCTAGAGCAAGTTCTTTTTTAATTATGTCATTTTCTTGCTCTTCCTCTAATGTTTTTGCATTTTTTCTATTAGTTTGTACGTAATGTTGAATTCCATGAGTTTCTATAATATATCTTTCTCCATCTAGTCCAAAACAAAAATCATATATTTTGTTTTCACACCATAAATCATTTATTTTTTTGAATTGATATATAAAATCAGTTTTTAATTGCTCCAAAATGTTAAATATTACTTTTTCAGTATATGGGATTCCATCATTACAAATACAGCCTATTGAATGAGTATTACATAAACTATTTATTGTAGTGGATTTCTCTTTTACTCTTCCGCAAATAGGACATTTAAAATTAACTCTCTTTGAAGTATGTGGAGTATACTTTTTAGCTTCGTCATACCCACCTTGAAAGTATGGTATCATCCATAAAGTTTCATCATAATCTACTATTGTCTTTTTCATATTTCTCAATCTTCTTTCTATAATTTATTTCTCAATCATTAATAAAAATAGAGACATAGCCGATTGAGATAAGCTATTTAATTAAGGTCATGACTCCTCAATGTGTCTCTATATTTGAAAGGGGCTTTTAAAGATACCTCTTAGAACTTATATAACTATAATAACATATAATAGTATAGTTATCAATATTTTATTAATTTGTTTTAATAAAAAAGAAGAACTAAATCATTTCTAATCTAATCCTTCTCAAATGTCTTATTACTTATTTAAAGCTTTAGTTGCTTTAATTGTAACTTTATCATATGCTGGATAATCCTTAGCATCAATATTTATTGGTTCTCCGGTACTAGGATTTCTTCCTACTCTAGCATCCGAATGTTTAGCTTCAACATGTTTCTTTTCTACTTCTATGTATTTACCAGCCTTAACTTTTTGTCCTACTTCTAATCCATTAGATAATGCTTCCATTAGAGCATCTACTTCTTTTAGAAAACCCTCAGCTTCTTTTTTTGTTTCTAGTCCTAATGCATTTTTTGTTAATTCTAATAATCCTTCTTTGTTCATTTTAAAATCTCCTCTTTCTTCTCTCTAATTTTTTATTTATAACCCTTGATAGGGATATTTACTAATTATCGTTCTATTAATTTATTAACTTAAAAGTTATATTTTATCTATATTTAATTTGTCTCTCTGTGATTTTACTAATTTCTTCTATAAATTTTTCGGCATTAGTATTTAAATCATTAAAATCGCAATTTACATTATATGTAACATTGTTAGGTCTTAATTTATACATAGTATTTCTTAATTGTTGATTTTCTTCTCTTGTAATAATTGAATCTATACCATCTAAATCGTCTTTGTTATCAGTAAATATCCTTACTGTATCTATCAAAGTATCACCAGTATGTATTCTTAATTCTTTTACAAAATACATTAATTTATACTTATTATATCTAATGTCTAATTTATTATTAATTGTATTTTTTATTGCAAATTTTAATTCTAAATCAAATATATCACCAATATTTATTTTTTCTAAATCATCATTTGTAGTAACAGTTTTGACTAATATAATTGTTGAATTCCAGTTTTTATCAATCATAACTTTATTCTGCCAAGTGATTTTAAATTCTTCTTTATCAAATTTAGAAAATTTAATACCTCCACAATCTAAATAAGCATATCTGTTTAAGTATTCTTGTTCTTTATTATCTAACATACAACATTCCTTCTTTTTAAATATATTTTAAAACATTAATTTGTTTTAATTACTAATCCATTAATAGTCTCATATAATCATCTATTATTTGTTGAGTATATTTATAACCTTTTGCATACTTTGGATACATAATACCATCTAAATCAAAATCTTCACTTGTTGCATTCTGTCTTAATTTCAATAAATTTTTTGACTTATTTGTAAACTTATTAATCATATCATTAATAAAATCAACTATAATAGGATTTATTTTTGTAAGTGTATTTTTCATTTCTTCTTCAACAACTTCTCCATTTACACAAAACTTGCCAGTAGATATGATGTCATTACTGTGATATCTAGATATTATTGTACTTCTCATTATTTGTGATAGTGTTTTTACAGACGATATAAATACATTATTAAAGTTTCTATACTCTTCTATAATATCTAAATCATAAAGTCTTTTTAGTTCTTCAATTTCATCCATAATAGCATCTTCTTTAATTTTAATTAGTTCTAATTGTTGCTTATTATTCATATCTATTCTCCTTTAGTGCTTGGTCACTACCCTTATATATTTTAAAACAACTTTTCAGTTGAATTAGACATTAAAACTGTAAGTTTATTGGTTTTTATTCTTCTATTAATTTATTTCGTTCACATTTATTTTTTACTCTTTCTCTCTAATGAACGCCAGTTATCTGTTATATAACCGAACGTCCATTTAGGAGAGAGAAAAGTTAAATAAATAAAGGGGTAAAATGAAATGTTATGAAAAAATTAAAAAGTATATCGCCACATTTATGACTACATATAGTGACTTGTAGGTTTAGAAAATTATACTATTACCTACCATATTAGATTATCGGAATTCTTGATTTTCACACCATTCAAACACGCATGGTTATCACGTTTGTTGTAGTTTTACGTTTTCCTAAAATTTATTATTTTTATAATAATACTTTTTATTTTGTTCGTTTTTTATTTGTTTTGCACATTTATTACAGTATTTTTGATTACTATTTTTAGTCTTTAGTTTAAATCTTTTCTTACAACATTCACATTCTTTCCAAACTTCACTATTCTTATATTCATAATAGTAGCTAATAACATTTTCAAAGTTATCAATATATATGAATTCTTCACTCTCTACATTTATATAATTTATTTTTAGAGAACTTGAATCACATGTATTTTTCATTAATATATATTCATTCTCATATAGGTTGTATAAAAACTTCTTTTGTTCGTCTCCTGTATATCCAACTTTTGCTTCCCTAAAAATATCAGAGATACAATTATTTATCCATCCATTGCTTTTTGGATTTTTTATAATATTTATCTTTTGATATATTAACATTATAAATGATATTCTTTCTAATATGTCATTATTTAATGTTAATATATTATTCCATTCTTCTTTAGTTATTGAGATTCTTTTAATATTTAATAATTCATAAGAATCATATTTTGATACGCTTTTTATCATTTGTTCCAATACAGGTTGCCACTTAGTTTGTTTATAACCTATATAATTTCCAGCCATAAATCTATGTAATGTTTCAACTATTTGTTCTTTATCCATACCATCCTTGAAATAATTCTTTGTTAATATTCTTAGCGTTTCTAATGGTTTATCTGATATCTCATTTTTATCAATAGCTTTATTATATATTTCCAATTCATTTAATATTACTCCTCGCATACTTTGTCCTCCAATTCTATTACTTTAAATTTTAACCCTTGCCATTCAATATCTCCGTTTTTATCTTGTAATGGATATTTATATTTCCTGTCATTCTTATTTAATAAGTTTTCAATGATTTGTTCCCCACAAATATCCCATGCAAATTGCCTGTGGTTCTTGCCCTTATAAGTTATATCAATGACAATATTACATAATATTTCACTATTTGAGCACATCTCAATGGCTTTAGTTTTAAAATTTTCAACAAATATTTGTCTTTGACTATCTTTTTCTTCCTTTGTTAATTTATATCTTGCAGTTTGCCCAAATTGCTTTTGTTGTCTTAAATATTCTCTATATAGATTTTCAATTTCTAAGTATGTATTTTTATCATATTTTACCTTAGTCTTTAATATCTCTTTGTCAAACCCATCAGAGTTATTAACTTTTAGTTTAATATCTTTGAATTCATCTTCAATTTTCCAACATATTTTATTCATAGTACATGGATTTGAAAATACTGGACTTTTATATTGTATTGAATTTAAAAACTTTATCTCATCTTCAGTTTTATTTTCCTTATTTTTTAATTCATCTAAAGTCAATCCAAATTTAATTAATGAGTTATTTTTAACATTTTTAATAAATGTTCTATATTTATTAAATAAATTGTCATAGTTATAAATAAAGAAATAAGGCTTTTTGTTTACCATTAATTTAATATTCTTATTTTTTTCTTCGCTTATTTCTTTACTATCTTCAAGTTTAACCTTATTACATTTATAATCATACCAATGTTTAGGCATTTGCTTAGCTTGAATTCCTTTTATTTTATCTATACTTTCTTGTTGATATGCTTGTCCACATATTATTCTATCCATTAATTCTTTATATTCTAATGTTCCTTCTTTTAATGAAGCTAATACATCGAACATTGCAGTAACTCTATTAGTAATAGTTCCAATATCATCACCAAAACCATTTTTATTTGATTTTTTTAATAAGCTTTCAGTAACTTTTACTTTACTTGCTGACTTTTGTTCACAAATAATAGCTAATTCATTTCTAGTATTTCTAGTAATGACATCATCATCTATTTCTATTTCTGCATCTGAATCAAAATCTGCCCCGTTCATAGCATCTGTTGTAGTATCCCAAGCATTAAACACTGTCATAGTTCTTATGTATTTAAACCATTTTCTTAATTCTTCATTATCAACTAATTTATGTTTTCTAACATTATTGTGAGAAGTCATAGGTGAACGGAATCCTACTATTTCTTTTTTCCCCCTATCTGACCAAGTCCTACTATAGAATTCTCCTTTTTTCAATAAACCCGTAATTGGTAATCCAAACATTGACTGACAGAGTGCATACATATCGCCTATAATTATTGAGTACGAACCATTAGTTTGAATTACACCTTTCTTAGCTTCCTTTATTGTTTTTTCAATCATTTTATATATTTTACTTTTAACATATGAATCTTGTAACACTCTTTTATCTATTGTTAAAGCTCTTATATAATCATAATCTGATTTCAGAATATTGCCTTTTGTTATATGTATTCCTTTTGAAAATAGAATTGATTTTATATAATCACCACTTATAACATCTTTTATATTATTTACTGTTTCGGATGTTAATTCAGTAATATCTTCATCTGATAAGTTATAACTTTGTAAGTATTGATAATTCATATTTCTTTTTATTTCTAATTCTTTAGGAGTAACTTTTGTAACACTTAGTAAAAAATTATTCTTTTTACAATTGTTCAAGTAATCGTCTATATCATCATAAGCGTTCCATAGTTTTAGCATATTAGTAGTTAATATAATATCAATGTTTCTAATGTCATGTTTATTTCCCCAAGCATCTATAACTTCATATGTACCAGCTATTTCTTTTGCAAACATTTCAAAATCATAAGTCACTAGCATTCCTTTTTCATATGACCATCTTGAGTTTACTCCACTTGGGATATAATCAGCAACTATATCCCCATTATCGTCTCCTTTAGTTAATCCCAAGTCAATAGCCCATTGTTCCATAATTGAAGGTCTTACCATTCCTCCGCCATCTGTAAAGTCTTTGTCAGCTTCATATTCAACATTATGGTCTACTTTAAATCCACCTTTATCATTATCATACACTCTAATAACTTTATCTTTTATGTGAGTAGTTCCATCTTTAATAACTAATATTCTATCTGTTTGAGTTACTGGAGTAGATACACTTGCAGATAATGATTTATAAGCTTCAAACTTTGCTGGTATTATTGGAACGTCTTTTTTTCTTCCATTTTCTAATCTATCATTTAATTCTTTATGTATTTCCTCAGTACAAAACATTACTGTATTTCCTTTTACACCTCCAGTAGTACCAATTAATCTTTTATATCTCTTCCCATTTATAAATACACCTTTCTTTCCAGTTGCTCTATCAAAATCTGATTTTTTATCAAATACAATTGCTATATAATCTTTGATATATAACATTTTATCCAATTCATTATATAATTCCATTATTTTTTCTTTATTTTTTTTACTATTCTTATCATTTTTTACATCTTTAATTTCCTTTTTGATTTCTTTAATTTGTTTTTCTGTGTTGTTAATATTTCGTATTTCTCTTATGAATCTTAATAACTGACCATCCCCTAATGATATTAATTCTTCATTGTCTCTAGCTTCTTTTAAATTTATATCCAAGCTCCATTTGCTTAACTTTAATCTTGATGAATGGATTTTTAATATAAATCTTTGACTATACAATTGCTTAGACATTCTGTCACTCTCCCTTTATTATAAATTAATTTTTTTATGATTAATCTTCATCAATCCAACCTTCTCTTACCATCATGTTATAAGTTGCAATACCCTCTCTTTCATCATCAAGTTCTTCTTGTTCTTCTTCTGTCAATTCATCATAAGCTTTTCCATATTTATTATCTGAATCTAAATCTAGTATTTTTTCATAATATTTATATTCAAATTCATCAATTTTTTCTTGAGTCTCAATACATTCTTTAATATTTAAGTCTGCTTTGATTACATATTTTGTTATATTTTTAAAAATATTAATAGTTTTAAAATACTTTGTATCATAATGGTTATTAAAATTACAATAAAATTTATTGTCAAAATCAGTTTCATTCTTGAAATCAGGCAATTCTTCTTCAGAATCACAATAATTATTATATTTTGCAAAATTAGAATAATTTATATCATCTGTTACTGATTCTGATTGAATTTGACATTGAATTTTATCATCTTTATACTCAAATATTAAAATTATACAACCGTTGTAATCCCAATCTCTATCTAATGGATTATCTTTCAATTCAAAGCATATGTCTTGTATTATTCCATTTTCAAATTTATTATCTAATACTTTATATTCATCTAGTATATCAAACCCGTTTCTTTTAATTTCATTTACCAAATTATCTACTGATGATAATATTTCTTTTATTTTACTACTCATTTCCATTTTACATTTCTCCTTTATTTTTCATTCTTTATTTATTTTAAATTCCCAAAAAAACACGCATTTGATTTAAACTTTATTTATATTAATTTATTAATCATTATACAATACACTATTCTTTATCAGTTTTTATTTACTGAAACCAAAAGATTTTAATTCTAAGACGTTTTTATTACTTAGTCAACAAAGTATATTACTAACTAATTTTTAAAATTAAAACCCAAATATTTTTAATTTAATAACATATATAATTAAATCAAAACTTTATCTGAATTTAATATAAAAATATTGACTTAACAACTTATTCGACTACGTATGCTAGAACCTGAAATAGACTAAATGTTTTAATCTGAGTAAATACTTTTTAACACCTATTACGTTTCTCTCTAGCTAATATCATACGTTGTCTTAATACTTCTCTTTCTTCATCAGACAACTCTCTTTTATTTTCATTTAGCAATCCAGCTTTTCTATATGTATCTTCATTATTTCTAAACCATTTAAATAACTTTAAATTCTTTTGACTAAATGGACTTATTCCTGCTCCACTAGTTCTTATATTAAATACATCTACTAACTTATCTAAATCTTTTTCATCAAAATGTATTAATACTTCTGATTGAGTCATATTTTTATAATTAATTTTTAAACTATCTAGTTTCTCTATTAGTTTATTCGATAGAACACCATCCCTATAATATACCAACGTATTCTCATTATAACGATAAACTTGTCCTTTATTACTACAATATATGTATAAGTCTTCTTTATTTGCTGGCTGTAATGTATTTCTATCGAACTCAACTACCACCCTATATGTATTACGATACTTTAACATTATATTTCCTCCTTATTTCTATTAATTTATTAATATGTATTACTTATCTTTATTATATCTCTTAACTTTATGTATGTCTGATGGTTTTAATTTCCCTGTTACATCTATACCCAGTAGATATGCCTCCGTCATCCAATCACACTTACTCCCCGTACTATATTCATCTAAATAACTGTAATCATCGTAAAACCCTCCTAAATATTGATTCCATTCTCTATTAAAATTTTTCCTTTGTTCTGTTACTTTTAAAATTCCCATCTTTCTATACCATCCTTTTCTTTCTTATTATTACTTATTTCTATTAATTTGTTATTTTTTATTGTATTCTCAATATTTTTAATCATTTTATATAATTCACTCCAATCACTTGATCTTAAACCATTGTATTGTTTATTCCAGTCATAAACTCCAAATACTACTCTATAATCAGCTAAACCATTCATGCTCTCAATTGCTTCTATTTTATCATCAATGAATATATCACATTTACCTACGCTTGATTTATCAAAACTGTCTAAAAATATTAATTCTACATTTGGAAAAGTTTCTTTTATCCATCTTTGTGTTATTGGTCGTCTTAACATATCATGTTTTGTTGCTATTTTTACAATGTTGTCATTAGATAACTCCTTTATTATTTCTATAGCTTTATTAAATACAACTAATGTATCTCCATAGAAATCCTCATGGTCAAATAATTTAAACAATTCACTTAATTCTTCCTTGTTTTTTATCATCGGTGAGAAGTTCCATGTGTAATTATCTTGATATAATATCTTTTTATCATTTAGTTTGTTATGTAAGTTAATTATTGATTTACAAGTATCTATGGTTGTACTATCTAAATCTATAACAATAACCAATTAATTCACTCCTTTTTAATACTATTAATTTATTTTATTCTAGTAAGCCACTTTTGTTGTATTTTTGTCTGTATTATGTATTTGTAACCAGTTATATAATTCATCAAACTCAATTTCTTCTTCAGAATTCAAAGTTTGACTAAAACTCCTTGGTTTCAATTCATCAAATCTAGCTTGATTCCTTTCATATAAGTCTAATTCCTCCTTTCTTGATTTAAATGATGCAAATTGAATTACATTACTCATAATCCTCACCTTCTTTCTGTTCGCATTAATTTGTTTATTGATTACTATGGAAGTTTAGTGATTTAATTACTATCTTTTCCATATCTTTATTCTACTACTATTATTTAACTTTGTCAAGCTTATTTCTTTTAATTTGTTTAAATGTTGATTTGCACTTTTTTAGCTAACACTATCAAGTCAAATAACGTCATTTTAGTCTGAGAGCATAAAGGACTATATCTATTTTATAAGACCTTATTGTTATCAGCAAACTCCGACTTGAGTCGTTTTGTCTGAGACCCATTCAGAATGAAGTTAACTAATAATACTAAATACTAATATAACTAAATTTACTAATAAGATTTTCTTGCTGACGCATTAGTTTTTCTTTTTGTGTCTTTTATTTTATTAGTTTTTTGTATTGGTCTTCTAGTGATTTTAATATTTCTATTTCATTTTCTGTCTTATCTACCTTTTTATTTAAAATATTAATCTTTTGTTTTAATGATCTTTTATTATTTATTTTACTTTTCTCTTGCTTATTCAATGGTATTACAGACTTATCTTTATTTTCAATTAATATTCTATTGTCTAATAATTCTTTATCTACCATTCTGCAATAATATGTTTTAGTTGCTTTATATTTTCCATTAACTATTTTATAGCCTATATTATCATAATATAATAATCCCATTCCATCTTTTAAAGCCTTTATGTATTTTAATACTGTATTCTCGCTTATATCTAATAATACGGCTATTCCTTCTATTGATGGAAATGCTAATTTATATATTTCTGATTGTTCATTATTTTCTATTAATCTCATTATGTATAGATATAAATGTGTAATTAAATATCTGTCAATTTTATGATCATTACAATAATCCAATATTGCTTTCAACTCTTTATAATATAGTATGGTAAAATTATTCTCCATATCATTTATTAATTCAGCAAAGAATATATCTGTTTTATTTTGTTTAGTTGTTTCTTCTATATTTATTTCATTATCACATTCTATGTTATCACTAAAGAATAATATTTCATTGTCCTGAAAATACTTTAAAGTATCTATAATATATTTGGTTCTATTAGTATTGCCAGTAGTTGTATTTAATCTTTGGCATAGGTATCTCACACTAAATAAACAAGTATCACTTCCACTTCTACCTTGCAGTAATATAGTTAATAATAATAACTTATTAGATTCTAATTTTTTATCTCCATTTATAAAGTCATTAGGTATCATTATAAATTTTTCGCTCATTATTTACCCTCCTTTCCTAATTCCTATACTACCATATTATTATAATTAATTCAATACTTATTTCTATTAATTTATTAATCTATGATTTTTCTTACACAAAACTACTTTTATTAAAAGATAATTAAAAACATAAAAAAGATGTAATATTTCTACTACATCTCGCATATATTTATATATAGGGATTAAACGCATTCATTTGGCTCTCTAAGGCGTTCTATTTTTAGACAACAACTAATACCTTTGATGGGACAAGTCTTGAAATTGAGGGTTATTTTGATGTTTAAGTAAATGAATCTGATATAAGGTGTTATTTGGTTATGTTATTATATGAAAAATGTCGCTCTCCAGTAGACTGTCTTTCTCCACGACATACTGCTGAAACTTTGTTTCCATGACATTTATAAAATCGTCCTGCTTCTCTAGCTGAATCAAAAATCAATCCATCATCTAAACAAATAACTTTTTTACTATTTATCTTTCCACTTTTTTTAATTTCTTCTTTAGTGTCATAATAACATAAACCCATTTCATTTCCCACTTTGAGAAAATTTGTTATACTACTTTGTGATAATTTCATTATTTTACTTATATCACCAGTAGCCATATTAGGATTATTTTTCTTATATTCACAAGCTTCTTTTATTCTTGATGATAATGAAAAATCAAAACATTTATTCCAATCAATTTTACTTAAATCAAATAATTTATTTAGTTTTTTACTATTTAATATATTTTGTCTGATATATTCAAATCTATCCTTACTTCCATAATTACAATCTATTCTAATTGGTTTTTCAATACCATTTAAAACAGCTTGCTCATCCTTATAATCATCTATTGACTTAGATTTTTCCTTGGTTTGTCCACTTCTATTATTATCTTTTATATGCCAACCACCATCTGTTTCAAGTATGTATTTTTTATCTTGTATTTTAAAGTAAAAATCATACCTTCTAGGTTTAATCCAATCAGGATTATATTCAGTTATAAAATCTACGTTTAACTGTTCAAAAATATTAAACATTATCTTTTGTGCCACAGAAATTCCATCACTGCATTTAGGACAACAATAATTTTGCTTAATAAAAAATACTATTATCATTTCTTTTTCGCAACCACAGTCTGGACATTTGAATATAAAATTATCTTTACTTCCGTATGAATGAGTATAAGTATCTTCTATGTTTTTGAAATACTTCACTAAATATGGGTGAGTAGTTGCAATGTCATTTATACCTTTCACTACTTTATGATTTGAACAAACTTTACAACCACAACCTTTAATTAAATCATATTCTCTTATGGTATCTATATCTCCATCTATTAAGCACTTATACTCATAACTTCTTATATTTTTTTCTCCAACTCTAATTTGTTTTATTATTTTAATTTTACCATTATTGGTGGTTATAATATCCCCTACATTATATTCAAACCCTACTTTTTTACTGTTTTTTCTTTTTATCCCTAAACAATTCGAGATTTTTATTTTTTGAAAATTACTAGTTGTTGTTATATATTCTATGTCTTTATATCTTGTTTTAATTTTATTTTCTTCTATATAATATTCTACAATCTCAATAAATCCCTCAATGTCTCCATATACAAAATGTACAAATTTACCTACTAATTCTTTCCAGTTAATTAACTTACCTCTATGTGGTAGGTATTCTAATGATAATTCCTTTTTTACTATTTCTGTTTTTTCTTTCATTTTTAAATCAACCTTTCTTGTTTAATTTATTATCAACCTATTTACGAATAAGGGAAAACGTAGGTTGATTAAAACGTCTTTTATTTAGATGATCAGTCTAAACTATCCCTTACTTATATATTACTCCTTTTATATGTAAATGTCAAATATTATTTTCTTTAATTTATTTCAAATCAATTCTTTTTTTATAAATAAAAAGACTATTAAATTTAGTCCTTTTATTTATATTTTTCTTAGATTAAATACCGACACATGAAATTCCGATTGATTACCGACTTAATTAATTTCATCATAATATTTCTTATCAATGGTAATCCCACCTTCTTTATACCAACAATTCAAAAAATACTCCCTTGGATCTATATTTTTATTATACGCATTTTTTAGCATCACATATCTAAGTAAAGCCTTGATATATTCTATTTTCTCAATATTACCATCTACAATACTACTAAATTCCAATTCAGTAATTCCTATTTCTAATAGTCCTTCTCTTAGTTCACTAAAAGTACAGTATCTATCTTTAAAATAACTACTATCTTTAGTCGGCATTTTATCCAAAGCGACTTCTTTAAATTTAGTCGGTTTTTTATCCAAATGAACAATCTTAATTATATCCTTTTCAATAGAAGATTCAACAAAATCATATTCATTTAAAATATCTATACCTTCTTTAATAGCTTGCTTTCTATGTTTCTCCTGTTTAGCATTCATAGGTATTCTATCCATATACTTTTGTATATTAGCCCTAGATATATACCCGTCTCCTAGCCATTTACGAGAAATTAAATATATATTTTTAGAAATTAGATTTTTGATTTCATTAGCTTTATCTCTATTATAATAAAGTCTATAATTATTAGCTATACTAAGATATAAAAACATACTCATTTTGATTTTAGTAACGTCTTTTCTCTGATGTTCTTCATTTAAACAATTGTCAGTATTCCTATGACAACCATTAAAATATAAGCAATTATCACAATCATATTCAATATAATTTTCCATACTATCTAAATAACTAAAAGTTTTTTTTGAGTCGGTAATATATCTCTTTTTTACTGGATCATATAATCCTCCATGGTGTTTGCTAGATATTTTTGTACCTACCAATCTTTCAATAGATTCCTTGATAGCACTTCTTTGTTGCCCACTAGTACTATTATATCCTAATGAGGTCGCTATATTATCTATAGAAATAAAATCTATCATCAAGTCAGACTCAGTAACCTTGCTTTCATCTATTTCTAATTCTAGTATACCTTTATCTATTTTACTCCATACATAAATGTCCTGTAATGCTCTTAAAGTCTCTTTGTCTTTTAAGGTAGGTACACCTAACGCACCATGACCACTAACTTCAATTCCCCTTTTTATTTCTACACCATCTTCAATAGCAGTCCATTCATATTCAACAAATGTTATTGGCATAGGCTTTCCTTTATCATCTTTTGCAATTCGATATGGTGCTAAAAATGGAGTTTGAACTGAGTTTCCGTCCATTATAGATTCACCATTCCTTAATTTTATGACTTTAGTTTTTCCAATTACTGATTTAAATGCTTCTTTATTTTTGCTACTAGATTTACCCATAAGAATCTCCTTTTCCACAAGTTTATCCACAATAAAATTACGATAATATCAATATGTTGCGTAAGTTTTCCACAGTTTATGTTGAATCTAGGTGTTTATAAGTAATATTATATGATAAAATGCCGACATTGTATAGATAAAATACCGACTATACATAGATAAAATACCGACTACTAACACATTACTAACAGATAAAATACCGACCAATAGTAGATTGATTACCGACCGAATGCACTTCAAAGTGTCTTATACCAATTGTTTTCAGCCCCCTATATTCTATTTAAACTATTCTCTTCTTAAAATAGTCTTTAGACTATTCACTAAAAAGGAATAAAACAACACAACTCTTCTCTTTTCTGTTCCTAAAATAGTAAGTCGGTATTTAGTCATTATAAAATAGAAATCTAAATAATAATTGGATTGAATACCGACTAAAATAGCTTATAATTATTCCTTTGACTAAAACCACCTTATCGTAACTTCTAAGCCTTCAAATCTTAAGACAACAACTATTACCTTAAAACTCCTATCTCTATTCCTAGAGCATGTTAGAGTGTCAGAATATAATTCCTTAATCGACAATATTATATTTATGTTACTTAATTACTTCTTCAGATGGAATATTCTGTATATAAAAGATTTTGGTTGCTGATTTTTTAATTGTTCTATTTCAAATTCCAAAGCTTTAATCTTCTCATCTTTAAGTGTTTCTCTTAAGTTTTCAACTAAGGTTACATCTCTTTCTTTGATTTTTTCAAACTCATTTTTTATTAAGCTACTTTGATTTAGTATCTTTTCATCAATGTGTTTTTTCATATTTTCTTCAGACATTTGATTATGCTCATCAATTACCAATTCTAATTCTATTTTTCTACTTTCTTCTTTTTGCAATTCAATTTGTTCTTGTAAATTTTTAAATTCCATTAAAAAATCTTTCAATTGATTTTTAACTTCGATTCCCACATCTGTTCGTATTGACTCCATTAAACTAATATCATTGGTATTTATTAAGCCTAAATCATTATTATCAGTAAAACCTTTTACTTTTAATTGTTCTCTAATATGTTTTATACCATATCCCTTATCACGCATAGCTTTTATCCATTCAAACTGATCTACTGATTTTTGAGTATACGTTAGTCTACCATTTATCTTCTTTACATATAAAAACTCTTCAAATTCATCAGCCCATGAACGTATTACATGAGGTGGTATATCTAATTCTTTACCTATTTGAACGGCATTTTTTATACATTCAGAATCATCTGGCACACCTACATAAGAAACATCATCAAAATTCATTAATAATACCTCCCTATTAAACTAAATTAATATAAAAATAACATATAATTAAATTAAAGTAAAGAAATTAATTGACTTTAATTTAGTAAAATTATAACATTACATTAGTTTAAAAGTTTAGATGTATTAGTTTAATTTACATTATAACTATTAAATATTTAATTTAGTTTAATTTAATATATTGGTAATTTTAGTTTAGTTTAATTTAATTATTCAAATAATTATCACATAAATTATACAATAACTATATATTAATCATATAAATTCTTGTAATATCCAAATAATTTTATATAAAACTATAAAAATTCTAATAAATATCATTACTATTCACAAAGTAGTCAAAACATGAATAGTTAATAGGTTAATTTGACTATTTTATGAATAGTAATGACTAATACATGAATAGATATAATAATATTTAAAAAGTTATGGTTGCATTTTGATAATAACTTGAATATAATAGAAATACGAACATATGAAGGAGGTATTACCAAGTGTCTATTTTAAACAGTAACTCATTTTTAGTATTAAGTGCTGTTAGGAACAAGCAAGACGACTTAGGTTTATGTGAAGCTAGGGGAATGACAAAAGATATGATAGCTAAAAAAATAAATTTAAGTTCAAGCACAGTAAATCGTGCATTAAATGCTTTAATGGAATATGAACTAATAGCTGAAGGTGTAAAATTGGTGAATACAAAAACTTATTATATCCTACCTAAAGGTGTAGAAAGATTAAAAGAAATATATAGTAAAAAGGGAGATGTTAAATAATGAAACGTGATAATCTATTAATAGCTGGTTTAGGGCAATGTGGTAATGTATTAGCAGATTTAATGAGAACAGTAAATGAAAGATATACAAGTATTTATATTAATTCAAGTTTAGGAGATATAAAAGGACTTCGTTTTGCTGATATTGATAGTAATGTTTTTATTTATGGTGGAGCAGACGGGTCAGGAAGAAATAGAGAAAGAGCAAATAAATTTATATTAAATGACCAAGTTAGATTAGCTTCTTTTTTAAAAAAATATGCTCAGTTTAAATATATTTTAATATTCACGGCAATGGGTGGAGGGACTGGATCAGGTACTGTACCTGAATTTATAAGAACTATTAAAAAGATATTTCCTAATATGATAATTAATGTTGTTGGAGTTTTGCCAAGTCTTAAGGAAGACAACTTACAATTAAAAAATGCTTTAGAATGTTGTGAAGAATTATCAGAAATATCTAATTTAATTAATGATATAAAATTTATTAATAATAACAAACGTGACACATATGAAGAAATTAATACTGAATCAATTAAATTAATAAATAAATCCTATAGTATGTTAGGACATGATGCAATTGGTAGTATAGATGAGGATAATTTAACTAATGTTACTACGTCTAAAGGATATGGAATTGTATTGCAATTACCAACTAATTATAGTTCATTAGAGGATGCAATAAGTGAAGCTCAAGAAAAAAGTGTATTTGCACTGCCAAATGATTTAGACTGTGAGTATGGAGCTATAAATGTTACAGAAAAATACAATATAGCAGATATACTTGAATTAATAAATGCTGATAAAACAATGTTTAAAACTTATGGAAAAAGTAACTTAATTTGTCTTGGTGGTTGTGAAACTCCAAATGACGATATAGAAGACATTGAATCAGAATTAACAGAAAGAGAATTAAAAAAAGGAAAAAATAAAAATCGTGGTTTTTCTTTTAAATCCAAACATACTAACAACACTAAAACTAATGAAAAATCTGAAACTATAGAAGAGACTAAATTTGAAGATATTATAGATGATGATGATATAGATAATTTATTTAGTAGAGCAATGAATGATTTCAAAAGATAACTAAAGTCCAAGCACCTACTTTAGTAAAATAGAGTAGGTGCTATTTTTATACCTTTTTTAATAAAAACTACTGATAATTATGTAAAATTCAATGTTTTTTAGTAAGTTTTGGTAAAAGTATTGATAAATTTAGTAACACTTTATTAAGTATTACATAAAATATTAGTATAAGAAGTATGAAAGGAAAATTTAAGTATGAATAGACAAACAACATTTTCGTATAAAAATACTACAAAAGATACAGAACTTTACCTAGCAATAAAGAATCTTGAAGAAAAATCTGAAACAATAAAAACTATATTATATCAGGTTTTAATTGAAGGAAAAGAACTAAAAACTCCTGAATATCCCCAAAAATAAGCCTACCCCATCAATGAGTAGACTTTATCCAAATAACTTCGAATGTACGTGTACACTCTAAGTATATGAAAATAAAAAGTAAATTGTTACAAAAATTTAATATTATCCAAAATAAACTGCAAAACAAGCAACTCCGTATGCGATAGTATATCCTAATGTAATTGCAAATGGTATTGTCATAAAATCAACTCCTATAATTTAATATTTATAGTCTAACCAAATTCAAAATAATTATTCAGGAGGAATTTATTAATGGAAGTAGTAATGAATCGTACTCAATTTTTAGATTGGAAGTATGGTGGCAAAACTACAATCGATATAAAATTAGAAAACTTAGGAATAAAAGATAGTAGAAAATTCGAAAAACAATTAGTAATTGGAATTGCAACAACTTTATTTATAATTAGTAATCCAACCTATGTTTTTGCAGTTGACCTTGGATCTATTGATGCATTGGGGAATACATTTTTAAATATAATAAGAAAAGTTGGTTATTGGATAGCATTAATATCAGCGTTAACAGATATAATTAAAACAGGTATGCGTGGTGGAAATAATACGGCTGAAATAGGAAAAATAATAATGAAATATCTATTGATTTATGCAAGTTTATACCTTATGCCTTATTTATTTGATTTAGTGAAAGGAGCGTTTTAATATGATAAAGGATTTAATAATTGCAACTTTTAAGGATATAGCCTTGGGACTAATAGGTTCATCTTACTGGATATGTTTATTTGTCTGTATGATAGCAATAATTTTCTACATGGCAGGTTCTAAAAAAGCAGGAAGAACTGCAAGTATAAGTTTTATTGTTTATGTACTATCTCAAGCGATTAAAATGGGGATAAAATAATGGAAGTTTTGAAATTAAGTAATTATTTTCAATTAATAAATCCGACTTACACATACATTCAAATAATGCCACATAGGAGTATTAGAAATTACAATAGTTCTAATATAGCTAAAGCTATCAGCCATACCTACAAAGCAATAAATAAAAGAGTGCATAGAGAACAAAAAAAGATATTTTTAGAAACTAATTTCAAAATAAGTTATATTGTAGATATAGTAAAAAATAATGCTAGTTTTTATTTTCTAGTACCAACGGTTTATAAATCTATTATATTAGAAAAAATTACAGAAATATGGAATAAATCTACAGTAAAAGAAGTGGAAGAAATACCAACATTTTCATTAAATTCTTCCACTTACTCACTTAGCTACAAAAAAAATGACTGTTTATCTTTAACTGTTGATAAAAAAAGTAATGAACCTTTAAACTCTATTATTAATGTTATGGATATAATGCAGGAACAGGACAAGGTGAGAATAGCTTATAATTTTATGCCCATAACTCAAATTGGTTGGAGAGAACGATATGAAGATATGGAGCAAAAAGTTAAAGATAGTAAACCATTAGAAAAAAAAGCTACATCATTTGAATTTATAGTAAAAACACTTATAGGAACTGTATTAACCACATTAGATTGTGTACTAGATGTCTTGAATGATTTTACCGGAGGAAATACTTCTGATAAAGATGTAAGTCTATATAAATCAGTTATGTCTATTCTATCTGAACAAACTACTACATCTAAAGCAACTAAATCTAAAAAGGAAGCTACTATTATCAATACTCAAATTGCAGTTATCTCTGAAAGTATTGATAGAACTAGACAAGAGAATAATGCTTTAAGTGTAAATCAAGCATTTCATGTGTTAGATGAAGATAATGAATTAGTATACAAAAAAGTTAAAAATAATATAAACATAGAAGACTACGATTTTAAAACAGATATATCTATGTGTAGTAGTGATGAATGTCAAAACTTTATTCAAATACCAGCAGATACATTATTAAAAGATTATAAAATTGACCATATAGAAAATACAGAAACCGAAGTTCCTTTGGAATTAAGACAAGGTATAATGTGTATAGGAGATAATATTTGTAAGGGTATACCTCAAAAAGCTTATATATCTACGGATAAAGATTTCCGAAATTTAACTTTATGTATAATTGCACCAACTAGAAGTGGAAAAACTAACTTATTAAAAAATTTAGCAAGAGATTCTATAATTGGAGGAGAATGCGTTATATTATTTGATTTCTGTGGAGAGTGCGAATTTTCTCAGGATGTTACAAATATTATAGATAAAAATAAAATTTTAAATATTGATTTATCAGATTTCAATAAACTACAGGGTTTAGGATTCAATGAACTATTTACTAATAGTAATGATAAATTTGAAATATATAAAAGTGCTAAAATGCAAACATCACAATTGGTAAGCTATATCAATTCTATTAATATTAATAGTGAATTAGAACCGAGAATGAATAGATATTTGAAGGCTTCATCATTAATTGTATTTATTCAAAAAGGTAGTATTAAAGATGTATTTAATGTGTTAGAAAACTATAAAATTAGAGAACATTTTGTGAACAAAATACCAAAGAATCAATTAGAAAATTTAGAAGAATATATTTTGGCATTACAAGAATTAGATGATAAAAGTAGGGGTACTAAAGCTGATCCATCTGAAGTAATTGGAACTAAGATTTCATTTATTCAAGGCATATTAAACCGACTAGATACTATTAAAAGCAATACCTATATGGAATTAATGTTAAAACAGGATTGTAGTCATAATATTAATCTAATAAAAGAAATACAAAAACCACAATTGATATGTCTTAGAATGCCAGAGACAATGTTTAGTACTGATGAAGAGCGTGATGTATATTGTAATTATTGGATGAATAAAATTTGGGGAGCATTACAACAACGTCATTCTATCATAAAGGAAGAAGACAGAATTAAGGTAAATTTATTCTTTGATGAATTATATCAAGTTCCTACAACTCAAACATTCCTTAAAACTAAGCTTAATCAAATAGCAAAGAAGACATGTAAACCTATCATAAGTTGTCATTCACTTGAGCAAATAAAATATATTAGACCAGAATTAAAGAGTGCAAATACAAGTTATATGCTAATTGCAGGATGTACTAAGGAAAATTATTATGAAATGAAAGAGGAGCTTGATCCTTATGAATTAGAAGATTTAGAGAGTTTAAAAAGATACCATAGTTTAAATCTTATAAAGACAAGTGATGGATATGCTAAATTTATAACTAAGTTGCCATCAAAGATAGGATAAAATAGTTTTTAATAACTTGAATATTACATTAATTTATTACACAAGATAACAATATCATAAACGAAAGAAGGTTTTTATATGAGTGGTAGTATAGTAATGTTTGATGCTTTTAAAAGAGATTTTCAAAAAGCTTATCCAAATTAAGAATTTAAAATTGACGATGTAGATAAAATGAATCAAGTAATTGAAAATTTGTATCATACTCAAAATTATGAAATAGATAATGAATATCATGTACTAGAATTATACTAAATAAATGATAACCTAGT